GATTTTGTAGATATTGGAATTGGCATGCAGCAAGTTGGCCCCTTTCACTGTGAGCAATGCGGAGCATCAGAGATAGGAATGTACGATTTACCTAGAGACTTAAGTGAAGATGAAAGAAGAACTAAGTGGTACGCTCCTAATAGTCAACCTGGCTCCTCGGCAAATGTAATTGATGGCAAGATAGTTACCTGCGAGCAAATGAAGAGTGTTTATAAGAATGAATTTACCAATAATCCACTTTGGGAAAATAAAGAATATATGAGCCAATGGTGGGAAGATATTAGGAAGCCCACCCCCACCTCAACGAAAACGAAAACGGATGCGGGGTAGCGGGTGGCTATTATTCGGCAGGAAGAATTTGACCATTTCTTTGGTAGGCCAGAACCTAAGCCAAAGCGTCCTATAGATTTTAGTCAGCATAGGCAAATGTGTGAAAGAGCCGCCAAGTGGTTGCGCGGAACAATGGGCTGTAATTTTGCTGTATGGGAGTTAACGGCGTGTGCGGCAGAAAAGCCGGATGCTATAGGCTGGCTACCTTTCAAGAGTATTTTGGTTGAGTGCAAAACAACCCACGCTGATTTTTTACGAGATAGGAAGAAGTATCATAAAAGTTCACCAGAAAAGGGAATGGGGAATTATCGTTATTATCTCTGCCCGCCTGATGTAATCGGAGTTGATGAATTGCCAGAACATTGGGGACTGCTGTATATCAAAGCAAACAAGGTATCTGTTATCAAGAAGGCAGAAAAACAAGAAGCCAACTTAATTGCAGAACGTACTTTCCTTGTAAGTATATTGCGCCGCAAAATGCAGGGATGCACTTATTTGGAACGCAAGCTAAGCCCTGAACAACAACCCACCACAAACGAGAGGGAGTGATGAATAGCTGGTTTAATAATAAGGTGAGAGAGTTACTTGAGCGACAAAGGAGAGCTGTAAGCTATAGACCGTTATATACCGTTTATCCAGATGAGCCGTGGCCAGAACCATTTAAACAACACCCCAAAGCAAGCGAGGAAAAGAGTGAGTGAAGATGTATATTTTAAAGTAGGCCAGATGATGTTTGAGCAGAATGATAAGCTCGTAGAAATGCAAGAAGTCATCGCTAAGCTGGCGGAAGCGTTGGAAACTTGTCAGGTGGTTGCCAGTTATGACGGCTTTCCCGCCCTAACTTACGATGAAATAAAGGTTGATAAAGCCCTTCAACTCGCCGAGCCGTATTTGAGAGGGAAGTGATGGCAATAATACAAGGTAGCCTTAAGAATATAGCAAAGAGTATTAAGCCTACAGATGAACAACTTAAACACATGGAGCAAGTGATGGCGATTGATGATGAGATACGAAGGGTGATAGCCAATGGTTTTGCAGATTATTATGCTGGGGATGATTATACTAGACAGAGATTTCTCGGTATAATCAATGAGGTGCTTCAATACCTCGAAAACAACGGCTACAAGGTGGTGAAGGATGAATAAGCCAAGATATATGAAAACATCATTCTCTTTGGGTGGTAAATTTAGCTCTGAATACGGAGCACTTGATGTACCAGAAGGATATAAAATAATGCAGTCTGCAATAGTTATAGATGAACAGATGGGGTATCGTCTGATAGCGGTTCTTGAGCTTATAGAGGGGAATAAAGATGATTAACCCGATAGAACTCTCATGGTATATATTATTGGTTTGGGTGGTTCTCAACGCCCTGCTCTACGCCTTCCGTGGCAATACTGTGTTTACTACTGAATGGGAGAAGCGGCTTGAATGGCTAACTGCACAGCCTAATCCAACACCAGAGCAGCTACAGGAAATTGCAGAACTGGAAAAACGCATCTGGCCGAAGAAGCTACGCAAGCCAATCTATTGTGTTGTTACCGGAGGAGTATTTGCACTAATTGCATACTTTAATACAAGTATAGATGCACTAAATGCACTGATTAGTGCTATTATCGTATCTTTGGGGAGCTTTTTACCCCCACTTACCAGTCCAAGGCCGTTCTTCAATAGTTGGCGTGGGGCGGATGCTACTGAGGATACTAAGGTCAACGCTGCTAACTATATCCAACACAAATTTGCGGAATTTATAACCAACAAACTGAAAGGAACTAAATAATGACTTATCAAATTACCTTTGAAACCGATTCTGGTAACTATACCGTGGAAATTGAAAGTGCTGACAAGGCATTGCAATCTATAAATAGTCTTACCTATATGAATGGTAATTGCCTCACAGCAGTTCAAATAAATCCTATTGTATTAATCAGGTCTGATGCCATCAGAAAAGTAACTACTGATTTTGACATTGAGACTGCCCGTAAAGCCGCTGAAAGCGAAAGGAGAGCGGTTTATGAGAAAGCCGTTGCTGAGAAAGCAGCGCAATTGTCTTGCGATTATCCAAACAATGCTACCTCTGGGGCAATCCTAGGGTATGGTAGCAATGGCGGATTGCTGTGACTCACAAATTTGCGGAATGGGTAACTAGGAGGATAAAATGAAGTTTGAGACTGAATATGGCTGGACGAAAATGGGATATGCCATATCAAATAAAGATAAAAAGTGCGCTGAATGCGGTAGGGAATTTAAAGCCGAGCAGTTTACCTCTTTTGCCTGTCAGGGTGGAGATAAATGCGCTCTAAAGAATGCAGTAGATTTTCAAGGATAGGAGGATTTATGGCTGTGTCGGAGTGGATAGACACCTATCGGGACTGGGGAATTGTGCCAGCGAGATTGACTTGGGGAAACCAAAGGGGAAAGCCCGACCTCACCTGCTGTAATGCAGGATACCTCAAGCATAGTGAGTAAACAACCTCACACACAGTCACCAACTTAACAGGAGGATTTATGGCTGAATGGCAACCACTACCACAACCACCAGCGAAAGGAGATGAGGGATGAGCAATAAATGGTGGGCAACCGGAATGTTATCTTTGATAGCGGGGCAAACTGGACATAACGATATAATGAATGTAGTGTGGTTCGTGATAGCGGTGGTTTCTTTTTTAATGGGCTTGTTTGATAAGGAAGTAAAGCAATGACGCGCTCAGAGATATATAGTTGCGCGTATGGGGCGGTTCGTGGATGTTATGAACTCCCCACCACAATAGCGTTGGCATGGTGGTTTAATAACTTCTGGATTGCGCCTTTGGGGTTATTGGGTGGGTTGGGGATGCCAGTTATTTATTATGCCAGTGGGAAGCTGGTTAAAAATGGAGCTACTAGGGCTGCTGAAATTTTATACGGCGCGTGCCGTGGTTTAATCTTAACAGGAGTATTATTATGCCTACACTAATCATACTTGAATCTGATGATATGAAATATGCGCTGCGTAATGATGAAGCTGAATTTCAAGGCAATGCGCCATTTGAAGAGCAGGTTGCTTTTCATGGTACATCCAAGAACCTAGCCAGAGAATTGAAGGCCGACTTAGAATCCCTCTTGGCTAGAGTGCCAGATGGATATACAATAAGGCTACAGGCAGAGGGAGAGGGCAATGCTAAGCGAAGATGTTTCAGAGCTGGTAATATTATACAAGCAATACCTAGAGCAGCAGGGAGTAAAGCATAGAGGCGGTCAGGAAGATGCGGCTATACTAAGCTATTACAATGGCGTTATGACCGCATTAGAGGGGCTAGTAGATGCTGAAGACCTGAATGAGTATGTAACTGAAATGGTTGCTCTGGTTAAGGCCGGAAGCGATGAGATATTTGGATATAGAAAGGTGAGGAGGAACTAACCATGAAAACACTTGAAGAAATAAAACACGATATCGAAACCTATCGTATGCACTATACTGATGAAGGGTTAAAGCAACCGCAAGCGGTGTTGCTGGAGCGTATAATAACTGACCTTTTAGCGTATATCGAATGTCAGTCACAATAGCCATACCTTCCCGCGATTTTATCCATACCAACTTCGCAATGTCGCTTATATCTCTGGTATTGCAGAGCCGTATTCCGATATTTATATCCAACATACGAAGCTCGGTATTGCCTGTTAGTCGTTCAATGCTGGTAGAGAGGGCGCAAGAGAATAAATCGGATTACATATTATTCCTTGATTCGGATATGGTATTCCCGCCTGATACGCTTATGAGATTAATTGCTCATGATAAGGATATAGTATGTGCCACATATTGCCGTAGGGAAGGCACTACAGAGCCAATGGGATGTACGGCTGAATGGGAAGGCATTAAGGCTGATGCAATAGGTGTAGGTGAAGCTGGGCGTGTTCCTATGGGAGTTATGCTAATACGCACATCAGTATTTGATAAGATGGATAAGCCATATTTTAGATGGGCTATTAATGAAGGTCGTTCTGAAATAGTAGGTGAGGATGTTGAGTTCTGCGACAGGGCTAGAGCACTTGGATATAAGATATGGGTGGATATGGAACTATCTAAGCAGGTAGGGCATTGCGGAGAATCCATCCGCTATATTAGTTAACGCCCCTTACATAACTCACTATCGGCGTTCTCAGGCTTAAGGCAGAATAATACATCCTGTTGATGGTCAACTCGGTTCAAGTATCCAGATAAGCATCTATTTAATGGTTTGATAGTATCTAAGTAATTTGCTGTGCAGTCATCCATTTCAACCACAGGAACAATAGCGTGATTACCGCCTTCTTTTTCCCCGCAGCCTGCCAATAAGCTCATCATCACTAGAGGCGTCAGGCTGCGCCAGCATCCCAAGAACTTCTTTTTCTTTGTTGCCTTGCTTGATTTCTGCATCCTTGTATATCTCCCTTTGAGTCTGCTTACCACTTTGATAGAATTTCCACTTGGCATACCAGCCCAAAAGTATAGCTGATAATGCTGCAACCCCTATTTTAATTAAAATAACACTACTCATCGTCCATCTGCCAAATTATACCTATTATTACTATCATACCTATCAAGATACCACCCATGCACGCCATGAATATATCATAATCATTCATTCTGGACTCACCACATACATCTTATAAAGCAACAACCCCCCATTGCTTGTCGTACTCATATTACAGCACTCAGCCTTCATTGCCAAGAATGTATTACTAGAAGGCAGGTTAGTTGAGTAACTTGAAGATGAGAAGGCTACAGAGCTAGTTGATCGATTAATAAGGCTTACCGTTATATTTCCCGATGCGCCCTTACAATAGGCTGAGAACTCTAATACCGAGGTAGTATTCCTTGCCACGCCTGTATCTACCTTTGTTGCAGTACCAGAGCCATCATTCCTGAATGTGTACCAGTTACCGGCTGCGCTATCCGTAGTATCGTATCCTATCCCAATGCTATTCGTCAGTATTGCTGCGCTGGTAGTTAATGTGGCCGTACTCTCACATAGCCCGATGAATACCGTATGGCCGGATACATTTGTATTCTGGCTAAATACTGCATTGAATAAGAAGCCACCCTCACTTGTTGTTGTACCGCGCCACCATTGGCCGTATGTAGTTCTTATACCTGCCGTGCTGGTGGTTGATGTGCCCGTATCAAACTGAACCCGTCTGGAGCGCGTCTGAAGGCTGGTTGTAGCCTGAGCAGGGGTAGAGCCGCCAGATGAGGTTAATGTTACTCCATAAGCATCTAGTGTGCTTCCTGTAGCTGGTGTTGCCATAGATACTTTACCAATGCCACCAAGCCATGTTTGCGTGGGCGTAGTAGGCCATTGGCCGTTAGATATATTCACTACATTCTGCCCTGCAACTGTACCATTGGCGAAATAAAGGCTTTGATATGCAGTATCACCAAGGCCAGCTACTTCAGCGTTCATAAATGGCTGCTCAGTATTATCGAATAACTTGCCCTTCTCAGGATTACCGTAAGGATTGGTTACTGTTATATCGAGGGGCATTTATGTTCCATCTATATTATCAATTCCAAATGAAATCATCATACTGGCAATGCCAAAAGTATTATCATAATCATCATTGGCTGAATTACCTGTTGTGGAATCTCTTGCTACTTGAATAAATACTAAATCACCTTTTGCCGGAGTATTATCTATTGTTACAACCCCACTGGCGGTAAACATAGTATTGGTAGATGCGCTTGAAATGCTAAAGTTAATATTTGTTGCTGCTGCTGACCATGAACCATTAAATACATCACCATTACTATATGCCCCAGCTCGCACCTTCATTTGCATTTTTGTGCCTGTACCTGCGGTGGTTTTGAATCCAAATAATGTTACAGTAAGGCTTGTAGTTGCCGCCCAAGCGGATGGCGGTATCCATGATACACCAGAATAAATAACATTAGCCGCATCTTTCTGAAATTGAACGCGACGCATAGATGGGCTTCCGCCTGTTGCATCTGGGGTTGCCTGCCCAGTTGTAGGGGGATTAGTATATCCTGCTGTAAGGAATAAATTAGGGTGAAACCACTCTGTTTTAGTAAGTCCCGATGCACTACCTACAATAGCTGTCCCTGAGAAGGTTAGACCGCTTCCTAATGTAATGGATTGAGCATTACTAACTGATGTATTCGGATTGCCTAATAGTGTTGAGGCGGTAACGGTCTGAATGCCAGTGTAGGGTATTGTTGTGCTAGCATTATATATGCGTGCGCCTGATTGAGTTACAGAGGATGCAAGGTCGCAGGTGGGGGTATTGTTAGAGGTAAGAGTTATGAACGCTGAGGTTGTTGAACCATCCACATCCCATGCGCCAATAGTTAATGTATTCCCTGCATCTCCATCGGAAACAATAGTGCCGCCATTTTTTACAACAGCACGCTGCATATAAGCATAATCGGTCAAAATTAACGAGTCAGCACTAAGCGTACCCTCCACGGTGCAAGCACCAGCGATTGTAAGAGATTGGTCAATAGCGTTGATACCACTAATATCGCCACTAGTATTAATATTAACCACGCTTGTTTTAACCGCACCACCACTCTGCCCTATAACTATATTGCCGCTAGTGAGCGATGCTGCGTTAGTAACTGCCGATATGGTGCTGACTATGCCAGATGTGGCATACAGAACCCCTGTCGCAGCAAACCCCGATATAGTAGATGAATTAGCAAATACCACCATTTGGCCAGCACTAACTGCACCTGCCGTGGTTACTGTAGCGATAGATGTAGTGCTCAATACCCCGCTAGTAGCATACAGCACCCCTGTACCAGTGAACCCAGATATGGTAGAGCTATCAGTAAATACAGTAGCCTGTCCTGCGCTTACGCTTCCAGATGTAGATACACTTCCAGAGCCACTCGCCGTGGCCACAATACTGCTTCCTGAGAATGATAAGCCAGCACCTAAAGTGATAACCTCTATCTCGCTTGAAGTGCCTGTAGTAGTAAGGCCAAGCAAGCCAGCCGATGAAGTATTAACTACATGGGTATCATTCCAGTTAGAGGGGCGTACCTGTGATTGGTCTGCCCCGTCTGCTTTGGGAGATTGAAATCTGTGATTTAATACCACCCTTAGCCCCTTTCTAGGTGGTTACATCATCCAGTGCGCTGGTTCTGTAAATACCTACACTCACATTGCTATTAGTAGTACCTGTAGCAATATCAGCCCTTAATGCAAATCCCTTCGGTAGCATAAAGTTGAAGAAAGCATCAGAGCTAGTAGCTACCGTTCCACCAGTATCAGAGCGCACAGCAGTATATGCCATTGCAGTATCATCAACTGTTGCTTTTAGTGTAACAACACCACTTGAGAAGCCGCTTGTTCCAGATGTGCTGAACATGGCCACCACACCGCGCCCACCCGGCCATTTAACCGTAGATGTTGAAGCAGATACCCCTGTAACTGTAAGCACAGGGCATAAGCGCGATGTTTGAACTATGCTATCATAATATGTCGTGGCCATTTATTTTCTCCTATGTAGTAGGGCCTGATTTAGTTACACCAGCTCTAAGTGTACCAAGACCAAGTGCGGCAATGATAACTGAAAACCAATCATCGCCTACAGTAAAGCCCGGCACATCTACACCACCAAATTTCTCAAGCAATACAAGAATTATTGTAAGCCCGGAAACAATATATGTCTTCTTACCATCTAAAAGTTTATTAAGCTGTTCCATCTTCATTCTCCTTCACAGGTTTGATAAATAACGCAGCTTCAGCCTCTCTACGATTAATAAGGCCGTTCAGCTTCTTTCCACCAGCATACACCCATTTCTTAAATTGCGTTGGCACATCATCCCATTTCTGAGCATTGATGCGACGCAGCAAAGTAGATGACTTAAAATTTCCAGCACCCACATTGTAAACAAAACTCAAAAGTGCGATTTTCTGGTTTTTATTTATAAGCGGTTTAACTAAGGAATTTATGGTCTTATTGGCATCATTCAAATCAAACATTAAATACTCTCTGGCCTTTTCTTCTGTAATAGGCGCAGTAGTCATTTTAACGCCCTTTGTAGTGCCATATCCAATAGTTGCAACGCCGCCAGCATCAAGATAAGGCTCTGAGCGAAATCCCTCGAATTTAGCTACAAAATTAGCCGCCTCTTTTATCACTTCATCTTCTCTCATTTATTCACCTTGCGGTCTATTGTAGCAAGCATCTCTGATTGCTGTCTTACGCGCTCATCAAGCCTTGCAAGTATCTCAATGGTGCGCTTATCGTTATCTGTTTGCTTGGTAATATATGCCGTTACTAAATCACTGGCCCTCTGCTGCTCAATAATTTTTGCTTCAACGCTGGAAGCCCACCAGATAGCACTTGCCGACTGTACGGCTATCATGATTATCAGGGATATAGGAACACGCTTATCTAAATGCCAGTCAGCCATAAATTTCTTCCAACTCGGTGTATGGTTTATAACGGGCTGCAAACCAATAACCGAGCTTGCCTTAGCATCCTCTTTGGATTTTAACGCATAGGGCGATTTTTTGCAAGAGCTATACTTTGTCATAAGGCAAGTCCTTGGCGAGCATCGTTATTATACGCTTGGCGCGTTTTGATGTATCTTGAGCCTTGGGATGGCGAGCAAGCCTGTTGGCAGCAGCATTAAACCGCCCATTTTTAATGGCGAGAATAACATCCTTGTTTTTACCTAGAGCAGTCCCGCCCCACTGATAGCTTAGGTTTGTAAGTGCCGCCTGCCTGTTTGGTGAGAGCTTATCAAAATTAGGGAATATCCTACGGGCATCATCCTGAGCGAGTTTATAAGAGAACTGCGCGAGCTTATCTGCCTGCTCCTGTGTAAGTGCCACTCTGCCACGCTTTACATCCTGAAATGGTGCATCAATACCAGCCATTTCCCATCTTTTACGAGCCGAATCATCATCCATGTTAAAGCCGTAGCCAACCGTGATATTATTATTCTGGTCTTTATAAGCCGATAGCCGCAACCCCTCTTCCTTGATAATATCCAGCGGTATATCATTGCCTGCACCCTTATCTGGCGCAGGCTCTAGTGCTGGGGGAGGAGTAACAGGGGCAGCAGGAGTAGGTGTTTGAGGGGCATTGGGGGTTCCTTGTTCGTTTGCCTTTATTAATATTTGCTTATCTTCATCACTGAGATACTGAGAATCCCCAATAGCTTTGTATAAGGAGTTTAAAGCGCCTTTTCTCGCCAAACCCACTTTGCTAGGAGCAAGTCGCGTCCAATCGGCTAATGCTTTGGTAGCAACTGGGTCGTTCATTAATTTTGAGAGAGCCTTACTTAAGGCAAATGTGGAACCAACTCCAGCTATCAAACCACCGGAAGCCCCTAGATGCACTCCAAACATTACAGATAACAATCCCGTTGGTGTTCCTACCGCACCAGCAGTTATAAGGCGATTAGCGCTCTTAGCTGTATCAAATCCCTGAATATTTCGTATATTACGAATAGCAGAAGAAAGGTCATCTAAACTGCTTTTTAATTTTGGGTCATTATTTGCAAAGGCCAGTCTTCCCTCATCGGAGAATTTTCGATAATTATCAGCCCACTTTATTTTAGAAATGCCGGTATCATCGGCTGAAAGATGTCTATATATTCCATCGGTAAGTACCAGATTTTCTTCGGGAGTTAGCATCTGGCGTAATTCATTGAGTTCGCTACCCCCTTTTTTAAGGCCGCTAATAACTTTATTAAAAGCCGTTTCTGGCGTTCTCTCATTTGTTTTAATAACCTCGAAACTTGCACCTGATGGGGTAACTTTTTTCTTTATATCGCCGAAATAGGCATCTATTTTATCTGCTACCACTTTTTTAGCTTGAGTGGCCGTATCCGCTGCGTCAAGTAGCCCTGTATCAATCCCTTCTTTTTCTAGCTGATTGCGTACATCACTCTTGAATGCCCCATAAAGAGAGGATGCTTTGCCAGATTCTTCTCCCGCAAGACCGGGCTGCGTTACCCCTAAGTCCTTAGCCTTTGCAAACACATCCTTACGGGCTTGATTTAATGCGCCATAAGTAGTCGTTCTTTTTGCAAGTTCCTCAGCCTCCTTATCGACAATTAGCGGAGCTGGTCTTGGTTGCCCAGATAAATATAAATCCAAAGATGACTTTTCTGGAGCTATTACTTGCGGTGGCGGTGGTTCAAATGCCTTGCGGGCTTGGGTCAAAACAGGGCTGGTTGCCTGTTCTGTAATTTGCTGCTGAGTGAGTCCCTTACCTTCTGGAATTGCTTTGGACAATGCCCCAATTGTACCTACAACATTACTTGCTTCAACTAGCGAAGTTGGTGGAAATGCTTGCTCAAGCGCATTCCATGCCGCCTCTTCATTTAAGTCGGTTATTCCATAGGTATTTCTTAATCCAGATTCTAGTGTTCTTCCCGCATCTTCAGGCTGAATTACTCCCCGAAGTCCGGCGTTTTTCAGTGTATTTGCTGCTACATCCTCATATCCTTCGGCAGTTTTCTTAAATGCCCTGCCTACTCCCGGTATGTTTTCAAGTACATTTGCAGCCTGAGCCACCCATGGCCTCTCGGTGGTTGCTTGGATAGTGGGATTCATACCAACGGACTCCATTTGAGATATCTTCTCTGGGTTGACTTTAAAAAGATATTGCCCCAGCCCTTTAATTCCTTGCGAGGCTACATCTAATATTGGCTGAGTGACCCCTCCTAAAACTCCCCCTAGCAGTCCTTGAGTTGCGATATCATCTAAGCGAGATTCCCCTTGCTTTTGAGGCTCTAATGCACCAGAAATAACTCCAAACTTACCACCCGCTAATGCCGCTTGCCCAGCCCGACCTAATTTCGTCGCCTTATCAATTGCCCCAAGAGGAATAGCGTTAACTGGGTCAAGAAAGGCTGCGGGTAGTGCCGCTAAGCCACGGTCTTTTTCTCCTTGTCGGATACTATCAATTATTATGTCTTCATTATTTTTCATCTTTTGCTCATTCTGCTCTATTCTCTCTTGAATAGTTGATGGCAATAAAGAGTGAATGGCCGTATCAATAGGCGAAGTAAAAGCGGAAGCTAATTGCTTTGCCCCTATTAGTCTTTTATATGTTTGCCTTGAAAGGTCGCCTATAAAATCATTTCCAAAATCTACTTGCGGCCTTCCTTCTAATTGAGCGAGTAAATTAGGGTCTTGAACTGGCTTTAAACCTGAATCAGATTGCACTCCATCAAGTTGCTCTAGCAATGCTGGGTCAGTTACTGGCCTCATTGTTCATACCATGTGCCATTAATCTTAACATAATTTTTATTACCTATTTGCTTTGTAGCTTCAGGCGAAGGCATCGCCTCTTTATCTTCTGTTCTTTTTTCATAATCAAATCCACTTCCACCACGAGATTTATATTCATCTATCACTTCTGATGCAAAACCCCCACGCACATTAGCTATTTTTGCCCGTAAGGTATCTCCTACCATCTTCATACCATTAACAATCTGCTTATCAGGACGAGCATTAAGAGTAATGCTTCCATCAGATGATTCATTGACGCCCAATTCCCTTAATAGCCTGCTAGCTTCTTGAGGAGTTACTGCACCACCACTTCTTGCTTTTAGGATTGCATTACCCACTCGTGATACTTTTTGTCGCAAATCTAACCCCTCTGAACTAACAGCTACATCAGGCAATTGCCCTGCAACTTCCCCAAATCCGGGAACATCCTTTCCTTCAAAGGTCTTCAAAGCATCTTCTACTTCGGTTAATGCCTGTCCTAATTCTGGAATACCTTGTTTATCAAGTGCGGTAGATAATTTCTGAGTATCGCTATCTATTTTTGCGCTTCTTCTATCTTCAGCAGCAGATTTTCGATTTTCAGCAAGTATTTTTCTGTAATCATTAAGAGACTCCGCCTGCTTTAACTTAATCAAATCATCTACATTTTGCCCCGCAGCATCAATGCCCAACTTGGTTTTAAGTGCATTATAAGCATCATCTTCCTTGCGCTGCTGTGCGAGGGCAGATGCACCCATACCTATACCTGCGCCCATTGACTCACCGAATGAACCTGTGCGAGTTGGTGACATAAGGCCAGCGGCAAATTGCAAAGCGGGTAAATTAACGCCACCTTCACGGGAGCGCTTATAATTATCGAGATACTGCTGTGTTAGGGCATTTTTCTGCTGCATTGCTGCCATTATCTGCCCAAGGTTAGTTGTGCCTTGGTTAATGGCAGCTTGGTTCTCTGCATCAGATTGTGCGCTTGGTGATGCAAGTGCCTGCTCCCAAGTTGGCTGCTCATCAGGAGCAATCCCACCCACCCCTAAATCGTCATCGCCGCTTCCGCCGATTAACATATCTGAGCCACCTATTCCTCTTATCTCATTAGGCTCTTGGTCAGTTATATCAACCAAGCCACCCTCTGCATATCCCCTCAGCTTACGGCCTTTGGTTATTGCCCCACCAAGACCGCCCTCAGCAGCAGAATGAATACCCTTCATATTGGGCGGCATCCGGTAATATCCATGCTTGTTGAGCTTATTTCTTGCCTTTGCGCCCATTAACGGGGGTGCTTTAAGTGATTTGTCATCAAATAATCCAGCCATCAGATATAACCCCCAAGCGAGCCAAGTCCTACACCTGCACCAAGCAATGTTGAGGCAAGTGATGGGCTGTAATAATTACCAGCGCCAGTATATTGCTGCGTAGTGCTGGTTGGTATCTGCTGGCCTCTTACGATGCTTGAAAGGTTAGCCATCTGCTGCCATGGATAATTCTGCTGATTCTGGAAGTCCTGATACTGCGAATTAAGCATATTCTGCGTAAGTCCGCGCTCTGTCTCACCCAATGCTGCAATAGATGCTGCGTCCGCCGCACCAAGAGAACTGCGAAGTTGGCCAAGATTAGCCTGATTCTGGCCGAGATTGCTGAGCATCTGCTGTTGCTGATTGGTAAGGCTGCCGAGTGTTTGGCCTGCCTGCAATTGCCTTGCAAGGTCTTGGCCTGATAGACCGCCCACTGTTCCAGCAAGTCCTGCAAGCCGTGACTGGTCTTGGCCGAAGATATTGGCTGATGTTCCGTATCCTCTTTCGAGTGCTTGCGCTTGTTGCCCTGCAATGCCTTCTGAAGCATCCCTAATTGCGCGATTAGTGAAATCAGCGTGCCTAGAACCGCCAAACATCCCGCCGCCAGTAAAGGTATCATTAACCCCCGGAAGTATGTTTTCCATCAGGTTTTGCGTACCCTTGCGAGCTATCTCATCCACCACGCTATTCGTATATGGCGACATATACTGATTCATAGCCGATGGCCATGTTTGCCCTGCTGCACCAATATAAGGCTGCGCTGTATTAAGCGAACTGCCTTGTGCGGCTTGATTGATAAGCGGTGAGCCAGCCTCAACCGAACTCATGCCAGCGGCTTGGCCATAGAGATTATTCGCGGTATTAAGATATGGCTGCCATGAGCCGATATTGCCCTGCACCATCTGGCCTGCTTGCCTATCGCGGTCATTAAGCCCCGCAATGCGCGAACCCTGATACGGCTGATACGGCTCTGCCGCTATTTGATTGGCACGAGCAATAAGCCCCTTAGTATAATCCTGATACCAATCCGGCATCCCTTGTATGCTGGTGGTTTGATTGGTTACTGAGGGCGGTGGTGAGCCTTGAAAAAGAAAATCAAGAGTAGCCATTATGCCAGCCCTCCTGTGTATTGCTTGATTGATTTAGCCTTGGGAGGATGCCCTTTAACAGCTTTATGCTTTCTTACTTTCCCCACCATTCCATCTAGCTTACGAGCACCCTCCTTCGGTGTGCCATCCCCAAGATGGGCTACAACATCAGCGGGGATAACATACTCGTTATTCGATAGCCTTGCGGGTATCGTATCATCCTGTCCACCACCCATACCAGCTTGGCCTACATAACCGCCTGCTGCAAACTGCCTCTCTGGCATCTGCAATGCACCATAATTGCCATAATAATTCCACTCAGGGCGGTTGCCATAAGTATAATAATCAGCAGGCGCAGGTGTGAAAGTGCGTGTTGGCTGAGATTCCATCAAGCTACGGAATGATTTGTTCTCCTCATCTTGCTTAGCTTGCTGTTCTGCCTGCTGCTCCTTAAGCATCTTCATATTTTTCTTGGCTTGGTCTTTGTTAGCAAAAGCACCAGCGGCAGCTAGTCCTGCGCCACCCAAAAGCATCATATCCTTGGTGGATAATCCGCTACCACCACTCTTACCAAGCTCATAGCCTTTGACTGGATAGCTCATCTGGCCATTGAGTTTATCATCACCAGAGCTACCCATCATCACATCATTTCCGCCACCACCACTAATCATATCACCGCCCATGCCGAAGGCTTGCTTAGCTACTCCAAGCATATCCCCAAAGCCCTTACCACCAAACATCTGTAGCCCCGGCGATGTTGCGCCGCTTAGCCCACCACCAAGCGCACCCATCAACCCACCTGCCAATCCGCCACCACCGACAGCACCACCTACACCACCTGCTAATGCACCAAGCAAAGGATTGCCAGTTGCGATACCAATGGCAGGCCCAACGAATTTAAGTAAACTCTTTAGTTTGAAGTACTCAGGCAACCCTGTCTCTGGATTAATAGTTCCAGCGCCGCCCATAGACTTAAGCAATCTAGCCTCATCAGGTGATATATGCGCGAGAATACTGTCACCCATGCGTCCTTTATCACGAAGTTCTTGGGCTACTTCAACTAAACCGCCTTTCGCAAATGGGGTCATATCCCTAAGAGCCTGTTTTGCCTTTTCCCATTCAGTAGGCTCATTTTTCTTTCTTAACTCTTCTTCAATTCGCTCTCTTTCCTTGAGTGCCGCTTTGCTTCGCTGAATTAACTGCCAAGTCTCATCTTTTTCTAAATCATCCTCAACCAAGCCACCCTCCGCATACTTAAACGCATCGGGCGTTTCTGACATCACATAAGGTGAGCCTGCATTAGCGGTGGTAGCAGTATTAGCAGCAGGAGTTGCGGTAGCTTCCTCAGTAGGCTTTGCAGCCGCAGCAGCCGCATTAAATTGCCAACCCGGAGTATTCTCAGGCAGATATGTACCACCAATAGTTCTATAGCCCAAACCTTCAGTTTTATCGGCTGATAATAGATGCTTGCCTATCTCGCCAGTCATGGGGTCAGTATAGGTAGCCACATTCATTTTAGGCGCGATAGACTGGCCATCAACAAATGTACCCATCGCCTCAAAATTAGAGCCATATCCCGACTTCATAAAATCAGCCAATTGCCCTACTGGTATCTGGTAAGTATCAGTTACCCCTCTGCGTAATTGAGGGATGCCACCCATGCCTGTATTGCCACGCCATTTTATCTGGGCATATCCACCTCCAGCATCAGGCGTGACTGCGGAGGGTGAGTTCGCTGGTGAGGCTCCCGCAGCCACGCTTGGTGCTTGAGAGGACATAGCGAGTTCCTGTAAATAGGCTGGCATATTGCTATAACCGCCCCAATCTGCCAGTGAGCGCCCCGCCAGATTAGCGTAATTCTTTGGTAGATTTGTGCCGAATTTATCAGGAATGGTTGCCATTTTATATCCCCTTGAAAGTATCCATATTGCACTCAAGGGGGCGCAACTGTTGGAAGTGATTAATCATAACATTGGCTATTTGCCAAATCAAGAACTTACTACTGACGGCCATCACCCACCCCAAGCGTCATTATTGTTTGTCCCATTTGATAATAGCCTCCCGCCTGATTGCTCTCGAACTTGAGCCTCATTTGGCGGTATTGCTCCTTGATGTCTATTTTGTTTGTACTTGAAGTGAATGTATAACTACTGCCAGTCATCACACTATCCTGCGCCCACTTATTACCTACCGGCGTAACTGTCATATCGCCTGAGAGAACAAAATCAGGCTCAATACGCGATAACCCTATCCATCTATCAATACCCATCCATGTATCACCGAGGCCAGTAGCGCAGTATGAAACATCTGGTGTTGTGAAGCTGGAAGGTATTGCAACAATCGCATCACCATCTACCTTATCGTACATGAACTCATGCTGCCATAGCTTAACCTTATCCGAATCATCAAGGTCAGCACCAAACATAATTGGATAAGGAAATACCTGCCTGTAGAACCCGCTGCTGCGTGTTTCACTATGCGGTATAGGTGTATCGTACCAAGCCTGTGTACGAACATTTAGAATGATTGCGCGGTCACATTCTGTGCTACTGCCTGATGGATAGAACCACCATATCTCGCCCATACGCGGTATTTTAAGCGCCCATATCTTCTGGCGATAAGTGAAGTTAAGATTATTGAAAAAGTAATCCAGATTGAACTTATTAGGTATCTCACGAACAGTTCCATCGAACATCATGAATCTATCATTAGCTATCCAGAAATACCTGCCATCATACTGGATAACACTGTTTTGCGCTAAGATAGAAATCTCATCACTTATGGTATCAGCACGAAAGATGTTAGCACCGCCTGTGAATGATACCCTGAGAAGACTATCTAATGACCAAAAAAGCCCAGCAGGAGAATTAGCAGGGCCGCCACGATAACGCAGTCCCTTAACGATTTTAGAACCTGTAATACGGTCATTGCCTGAACCCTCGCCTGTAAAATTAGTTATCTCACCCGGAACTGACCATAATATTTCACCATCACTTCCATAGGCAAATAGATATGGCGGCATCGCAACTACGCCGCCGCTTACAGATACACCAGATATTGCAGTTAATGCTGCTGAACCAGTTATATCACCATAGTAAACAGGCGCATTAGTAGTCTGGTCAATATTAGTAAGATTCTGTGCTGCATGGGCTACTATTGCGGTAGCAGATGATGCCTCATCATATATATCATCAAGCGTCCAGATGTTATTATCGCTTGTAGTAAACCCAGCAGGTGTACGGTCTATAAGTCCTGCACCAGCACCAGTATAGTCAAACTGCTGACGCTCAAATGAATTGGGATTACCTGCGTGAACATACATTAAACCATCACGCGAGAAGCCATGCGAGCCACGAACAACACCTGAGAACAGGCTGGATATATTGCGATAACCAAGTATTTTGCGAGGACTCTCATCAGGCCAACGCACCCATTTACCATCGGGGCAGGCATCGCCCTGAAACACAGTTCCATCGCGTTTAATGCCGGGCGATAATCTGACTGGATATATTGGCATTAGGTTTTTCTGTTACCTCCAAATATCCATGTATCACCACCAAGGTTAAGAATACCGCCAACTGCGTATTGCCCGAATAGCTTTGATTTACTTCCTTGCGAAAGAATCATTACGCCCGTTGTAGTACCCGTTACAGTTACATCGCCAGCACCTCTGCTCATAAGGCCAACAAATGTTCCTACTGGAAACGCAACGCTGCTACTTACAGGAACGCTAATTGATTTCGCACTTGCGTTATTCATGCTCACTATTTTGAAAGCATCACTAAGAACCAGTGTATAGTTATCCGTCTGCGCGTTCTCGGTTACATTACCATTGGTGGCCGCCGTAAGTTGACCGTAAGCATTTACAGTGAAATTGCCTTGTAAGTATGTTCCAGCAGTTACGGTTGTTGTGGCGATGGATATAGTGCCTGATGTGGTTATGGGGCCACCTGTAAGCCCCGAACCAGTAGCAATACTTACTACTGTACCAGAGCCAGCATCAACGGCATTAACTACATTAGTGCCATCGCAATAAACTATCTTCCTCGTTCCCGCTGCCACCGCGTAACCAGTTCCCGAAGCAGTAGTAACAGTAAGAGTATATCCAGCAGAAGTAGTGTTATTATAGACATAATATCTTGCGACCGTTGTAGGAACTATAACATTGGTGTTAGCTGATAATGTACCAGTATATTCCTGTACTACATTCCCAGCCTCAGAAGATGTAAGTGTAACGCTGGAAGATGTAATAGCCTTCACAAGCCTTGTGAATGCGGTTTGTGCTAATGTACGGCCATAACCTACAGTATAGAAAGCTGTACCGTTGCAAACTACGATGCAAGACTCATTACTCGCAAGCGCAAGTGTTGTATCACCATCTATTGTTTCGCCTCCATCTGGGTCAATGGTGAGTGTACCAGAGCCGCGATTCTTTACTTGACAGAACCAGTTACTTCCAAGTGTGGCTGCGGCAGTAAGTGCAAAGGTTATAGTACCGCCTGTATTAACAATAGTTGATGCTCTATCGCCTGCAAGAATGGTATAATTAGCGTTCTTCTCTGAGATATTACTGCTCTGATTAAGCGTAAGCCCTGTCGCAAGTAATCCATATCCTGCAAGCGCACCTGCATCAGCAGAGCTTGTACCAGTGCCAAACTGAACGCTAGCCCAAGTACCAGCAGTAGATGTATTGGCGGTTACGTAGATATAATACGAAGCACCAGCAGCAATAGTAATGATTGTACTTCCGCCATTATCTTTAACAGTGAAGCTATATGAGCCAGTATTGCGTATAAGTGCGTCGCGGCCTGTACTTACCTGATTGGCCGCTGGCATAGTAAGCGAGAGGCTTCCGGCAGAAGGTGATACCGCCATAATTCTAGTTGCAACATCGCTCGTACTCTCATTGCTATCAGGCCAATAAAGAGTTGTATCTGCTGATAATGTAATTGCGCGATATGATACATCCGCTGGCTGTACTGCGCTCCCTCCAAATGTATTGGTATAGCTACCCATTATTTATCTCCTTCTCTTGAGCTTGCGCCATCTTCTACTCTTGCTGCTGCCTCACCATTTATTGCTGCTAATGCTCTATCGTATAATTGCTGCCATACAGGAATGCGGTCATCTACTTTAAGGAATGGTGCTGTTTCAAGCAGGCAGGCATAGAGTAATAAATCAGGCGCATACTGCGTTACCCAATTAGTCTGTGTAGTGTCATCTATCGGCTTGAGCGTGTTGTAATACATCACCTCAAAGGGGTATGCACTATTTGGTGTTGGTGTAACCAGCCAATAATTATAGTTATAATCTGAGTAATACTTCACATCGCTTGATGTCTGTGTTGGGTCAGGCCAGAACTCACGGCAATACTCATAAGAGCGCGGCAAAAGAGTAACGCGGGTGTTACTGCTGGTGCTTGTGCCATAGTTGATACTTATGGTTTCGCGCCAGTCATTCGGCTTCTGTATAACCGCTGTGCCGCTGCTGAAAGTGGCGTTTACTACCATGCGCGTACCAAGCTGCTTTATCTCTCTGCTGATGCGCGTTTGTGCAAGCAATACAAAAGTTGGTATCTTATCTACCAGCGTTGAATCAGTACGTTCCAGATATACTTCCAGAAGGTCAACTAAGTTATCGTATGTGAGAACGTATGCCATTATGTTGCTACCTGTATAATCTTAGCGTAAATAGGAGCAGCAATTCCTGAATTGCTTTTGGTGTATTGAACTATCAAAGTGTCGGTGGTTAAATAATTCGCACCTACTGGTTTGCATGGATTGTTCGCGGTAATGTTGGCTGTATAAGCTGATTCTCCCGGTGCGGGAACTATCTCGCCCTTTAAATAAGCATTATCATCTGGGTCGGTCACAAAAAGAAAATCAATGCCATTATTAATATTTATTGGTATAAATCTAAACGGCACATAGGCTGTGGAATTAGTAACCGTATCAACTGTTTGCTCTGTACCTGCTGTAGCTGTTGTACCACTAATTGTTATAGCCTTAGATTTAATATCATATGGTGATGAATTGTATTTGTAGTATATAGTAACATTAGTGGAGTCATCTTTGCTCAGGCATAAATTATTACCAGTCGAATTGCTTCCCATAAGAGTTGACGTGGCAATTAGAACCGCACTCCCATAAGTTATTACTCCTGCAACCGCTTGCCCTACCTTGATATATAAATCATTTGAAGTATTTGTATATGCCACAACAAAGTAACTATTATCTAAAGCAACAAGTCCCGCCGTGTTTCCTTGAGCCGCATTTGCCGTGTACGCTGTTCCAACAACGGGGGGCGCACCGTGAGAAACCACAGCGGCGCGGGTGTCGGTTGTACCTTCTCTCCAAAATAAGATTGAGTAATTTGAATCTAGTTTTGCTAATAATGGACAAATAGCATTTGTGCCATAAGACGTTGCACTTGCTGATAGTGCACCAGAACTTTCGGTTATTTGCTTAAGATTATTTGAGCTTCCTTGTCCAGCCACCAATGCGCTAGTAGAACTTAATGCTATAGCGTTTATCGCTACCTCCATTGTAGATAAATTCTGCTCGCCAGCGGCGTTGTTGGTTATTGTAGTGCCGCTTATATCCTGCACATAACCATACAAAATATTGGTCGATGTATTCACATAGAAACTCACGGCTTTGGTCGCACTTAATGCAACAACGGGTGATGGCTGTTGGTCACTAGGATTATTCGCGCCGTTAGTTTGTTGCTCAGAACCAGCGGTGAAGGTTACGCTTTGGTCGGTCATAAACATATTAAACATTACGCTCATGATGCCTCCTGAAATGAGCCATCTTCAAATGTATCGCCCTGAAATGTATCAGTGAATACTATACCGCCCGCTGCTGCATCAGATACACCTACGCCAATCGTACTGTCAGGTCGCGGAAATCTAAGTAGATAATTTTCTAACTGCCTCGAAGGTAGTTTATATGGGTCTTTAACATCACGGCATTTGGCACATACACGAAGCCCCGGATTATCACCATCAGCACGCAAAGCCATATAGGGCATCTTGAGATTGCACCTATCGCATACTGCTATCGCTATCTGGCCATTTGAAAATCCCATATCACCTCACCGTGTACGGGGTTAAATCAGGCGCCCAATTAATTACCGACTTATCGCGCTCTTCATCATCCGCATTGCCTGTGGTTTCAACGGCCATCTGCTTTAGTATCGGAATACGATTCAAATCAGCATTGGGTATCTCGGTTATCATGCGAACAGCAAGTTCACATATCAATGCTTCCATCTGCCTTGCCGGAACTTCAATCTCATTAGTAAGCGCACCTACATCCTGTATCTGCCTTGTGCGCCATACTGATACTTGGTCGAAGCTATAATTAGGATATGGCCATAGTACCATCTTAGGCTGCGTTCTATCGCGCTTTAGCCAATATTGAAGTATCTGCCTTTGCTGAAATGTTTTGTTAATCAGGCTTGAGAAATCATTAATGTTCATTCTCGCCATCGGTATCTCACTAGGCGATTGAGCAAATATAATCTCTCTTATATCAAGTGTTGCACCGCCAGTTTCTCTGATGCGGAAGTAATAAGCAGTAGGTAATGTATATAGGTCAAAGAACACCCATTCTTTGTCAGGATAACTTTGTGCATCTGGTGTATAGAACTCAGTCCATGTTGAGCCATCATTGCTATACTCAAATGTGAGTGTATAAGTATCAGTGCCATTTGACATAATGCCAACACTGGTAATCGTTACCTGCTCATCCCATTGATAATAAATATACCCATTTGCGCTTGTCTGTGTGCAGGCCGTATCAATATCTTGGTCAAATGCCCAATCAGCAGTACCGCCAGCACTGGTATATGCAGTTCCATCTTCAGGAAGCGTTACAGTGCGATATAGTGCATTTATAATGTCAACTGTGCCAACTGGTAAATCCAGCTCTCCTACGCCTTCTACCAGCCCTATTGTGGTGCGCTCAATAGCCCAAAGGTTCATGCCTTTGTTAGCAAGGAAACAGAGATAAAAATAAAGGTTATTTTTAGCAGCCTTCATTATATCAGGGGTAACTTGAGCCGCAGTAGCTCCCGCACGCCGCATAGCGTGAGAGATTAGGTCATCAACTTGAATTACGGTTTGCCCTACCGTCCCTGATGTCGCCATGTCTTGCCTCGCTTAGAACCCACCTTATTTGGTAGCTTTCTAAGCGCCGCACGTCCGCGCTCTTTGTCAGCCTTAACAAATTCCTCACCCACTGATTGTGATACCCCAGCTTTATGCGCAAACTCAGGCGAACCCTTGATTGCGGCCATAAATTTATGCTGCTTCTTGCTTTTCGATGGCACTTACTTGCAGCCCTTCTTTGGGTTGCTCTTGGGCGCTTTCACCATTCCGCCCTTCTTGTAAGGCTTGCCCCCCATCGCCATTTTCTTGTGTGATGGAATTGCTTTGCTCGTCTTGGCCATTATCTATCTCCTTCGGAAAATTTGTTCTACCCGTCCATTTGCAATTCTCGAAGAAAAGCCTGCGGAATATCTTATGATACTCTTTCTCTCTCCAATTATCAAAGGTTTCTTTATCCTTTGGCTCATGCTCTTTAACGGCTATATCCATCTGATTAGGTTTACGAGGCAGGTAAGTTACTTTAACCGTACCAAGTCGCTCCCAACATACTAAATCCCACGCTATCTTAATCCACGCCCATTCAAGATAGGTAGTATGCAAGTTAGGCATCCCCCACCAACCTACCTGCCGCACCATCTTTCCCGGCCAGATGCGAACCCCTGTAAATGGGAATGGTTCTCCATTGCCATCATTAAATGATACTATCAGCTTGCCCTTTGTGGCCTCTTTAATACGCTTCTCCCATCCCACGGATTCAATGATGCAGTTATCCGGTATCTGTCCATAATACTCCTCATCAGGAAACATCTTGAACATCATCTGCATTATCTCTGATGTACCTTTAACCTCAGAAAGCCTGATGGCATCCCATCCGGCAGGTATCTCAAGGCCAAGATAGTCATCCTCACCGCCATTAACGATTATCATGTTATTCTCGCCCTCAACTGACTCTAGGCATCTAAGTGTTTGCTGGCATACATCGCGGTTATCGCTGGTTATCATTATCCACATCTTACTGCTCCGCCCCACTTAAATAATCCTCAAATTTACCAGCCCAAGCCTTCTGGCCTATATGCGTTAATGATTGCGTAGGGTCACACCATATCTCGCCCCCAATAGCTCTCCATTTGCGACAAAAGGTGTAATCCTCAGACCAGAAAAAATCGTTCTCATCTACATGAGTTTCAAATATATTATGGATTGTGCGGCCTAGAGAGGCATCATTATACTTCTCAGGAAAGGCATCCATTATCTTCCTAATGGCCTCTTTGCTGATAAGCATACAGCCAGTTCCAATATCGTTAACCGTTATGAATCCAAACGGGTCGCGCTTGGAAATAGGAGCTTCTACATTAACACAATATGAAGGTTTATCTATTTTTCGCTTACCAGCAATCCCGCATACATCATGCCCTGATGCAATCATCCTGAGTACCGCTTCTGGCCTCCAACCCATATCTGCATCCATAAACCATAAATGAGTAGCCTCTGGTATATCCATAAATACTGATACAACAGCATTTCTAGCCCTAGTAACAAGAGCGTCCCTTGCTGTTACGAAAGCCATATCTACACCATGCTTAGCAAGTGCAAGCTGCGTTTCAAGTACGCTTCTTACATAGTCGCTACAAAAGGAATCGCCATAAGCCGGTGAGCCTATGGCGACACATTTTCCACGCAAATCCACTGTTATATTCCCTACCTCACCCGTCATTCTCACCTCACCTAAAGTTTATAATTAGAATCCGCTGTTATATTGCGCTACTCCGTATGCCTGAGTTACAGTATCGGTGCTTGTTGATGCAATCCATACCGTCAGCTTCTTTACGCCGTTAGCAGCAGATTGAACCGCATAAGTACCTCTTACATCGCCCGTGGTAGCCGTAGCAGGGTCGGTTGTAACCGCGGCAGTAAAGCCAGTTGTTGCGGTTATGCCTGTATTGCCCCAGTTAAGCTGCACTTCGCCAAACTCATTAGCCCTGTAACGGAAACCAAATGTATCTGCTGTACCTATTGTTACACCTGAGCCAGTGTTGCCACCAACTGAGATAGAATAGATATAACGGAAGGTTTTGGTTGTAGTTACAGTGGTAAATCCGCTTGGGCCTGATAAAGTCGCTGTTACCGGAACCTGCCAATGGTCATAGCCATTAACTGTGAAGTCAGCAACAGTTACGCCAGTGTCGCCACTAATTGTAACCGCACGCTGCACACCAAGGTCAATAACAGTTCTTGTACCAGTGCTTGTAGTGATAGTTGTAGAGGTAGTGCCGATACCAGTACCAGCAGACAAGGTTAATGTACCAGCAGCAGAACTAATAGTAGTAGCCAGTGCGGTAGTTGAACCAGTTGCAGGAGTAATGGTATAAACATAAACAGGAGTTAGCTGAACGCCGGGAGCACCAGAAAGCGTACCGGGAGTCTGTCTGGTGTCAGGAGGCAATCCAGCCGCGCCGTTTCGTATCGCGTCCGAAAAGTGAGTCATTGTAATTCTCCTTTTTAAGCAAGGGCGGCTTTCACACCACCCCGCTAGTTGTTATGCACCGGCAGAGCCGTAAATAGTACGCGGTTCAGTCCAACCCACATCACGACGCTTGGTTGCCTTATACCTCATAGAATCGGTATCGAAGTCACCTTCCATACCCTTCTGCAACTCAGTTCTGGTAATGAACTTCAGGCCATCAGGCGCATCAGTATGCACAAACCATGCTGTGTTTGAGGTAAGACGAGTCATGAGTTTAGGTGTATCCCCAAACATACCCATCGCATTAATCGGGTTGATGTCGTTGTTTGCTGTTCCAGCGCGAAGCACAGACTGAAGCAATACGGTTGCAGTAAGCCAGTTTGTTGGCGACACAACAAGGTCTTTAGGTGTGAGCCTAATCTTCTTGCCAGTATCGTCAGTAGCCTGAGCAATCTGCGTAACCATTGATTCAAGAGAGGTCTGAGACAGAGCAGCAGCAGTCGCAAGGATGTTGCTGTATGTGCCAGTTCTCATCGGGTGTGCGCTATTCACGAGGCTTACGCCATCACCGCCAGTATATGAAGAGTTGAATGCGCGGTTAAGGATATTAGCCGCATCAATTTCATCTGTTTCAATCATAGACTGAGCAAGGTGCTTAGAATAGGTTTCACCGATTGCAATGTGTTCACCGTCTTCTACAAGGGTCTTGGTAAGCGCAAAGCCATAACCATATCTCTTAAAGATATAGCGTTTGGTAAAGAGCGTACCGCCCTGAGCGTATTCAACAGGAGCGCCATCAGGTATTTCAGGAGCAGCCCCGAAGCCAAACAGGATTGGTTCTTCCTGATAACGCCGAGGAAACTTCGACTTCTCAGTAGTGAAAATCTGTTTGTACTCGTCTTTTCGCTGGTCAAAAATACCATCAAAAGCAACGTTTAAGATTGGTGCAGTTATTTGTTTAAACTGCATTGAGTTCATTGGTGTAGTCATTGTAAAAGCCCTCCTACACTATATTGCGTTAATATTTGCTACATACTGATGTGTAGCAATCTGGACTTGAACAATGGTATAGGTATCGCCCCATGCGTTATCAGGGTAAGGCGCAATATTAAGGATACGGAACTGTGCAGTACCACCAGAACCAGTTACGGAACTGTTGAGTGTTGCTTGGCTGAATCCTAATAGTGTATTACCCGATGTTGCATTGGATAGATTAGCCTGTCCACCAATCGCGGTCTGAGCAACTGAACCATCCGCCTGTATTTCGTACACTAGGTTGGGGTCGCTGGTAAAATACGCAATCAAAGAGCCAGCAACATAACTTGTTCCTGAAATCCATGGTGCGCCTTGCACTCGTTGACCGTCACTGGTTGTGTATTCGCAGCCCTGAAATGTTCCTATAATTGCGTCACCAGCAGCAGCAGCTTGAAGTACGCCGTTTGTGCTAAGTTTCACAGGAGTATCAGTAAAGATATTAGCTGAATAACCAGTAACAATACCGTCAACGATTGATGCTTGCCTTGCGCTCTCTGCCGAAATATGACTTACCGGACGGAGGCCAAAGGCTGCTAAAGTCGTTGTCATCGTTAGAATCCTTTGAGTTTGGTGTTATATAAACCAACCTCTATTCAAACTTAGGGGTTGGCACTTTTCTTTTGGCAAACGCCCTCTCCTCATCATCAGCCTCATTAAGGTACACCGACTCTCCGGTTTTTGGGTCAACCAACCTATTCCTCATGTCACCCGCCGGACGCCCTTGCAATTCAAGTGGCATATCATGGTGGTTGACCTTCATAATATGGTCGCGGATTTCTTTTTCGATTTCATACAGTATCATTTCATTGCACCGTACTTCTTCTATTCCGCTTGGAGATTTTAGGTATTCCTGACCGAAATTAGGTGTATCTTTTGGATGCACCTTTCTATAGCCAAGACTTTCATACCAACTAATGGGATTCTGTTTGTTTGTCTCCGATAACCAGACTCTTGTATATCCGGGCTTTTCGGGAGGCACTGGGAGAATACCGCCTACCATACTTCCTCTGAGCCTAGCTTCTACCTCGGCCTTAGTTAAGGCTGGTGAGCGTGACGACCTATCATCTATCGTCTTTGGAGCTTTCTCATCTACACGCTGCGTGTTCTTCAGCCTATCGTCAGACATTATCTGTACTCCTTAAGGCCTTGAAGATAGCTTGCAACGGCTTTCTTTCTGTCTGGGTTATTTTTATCATATCCATACCTTTCATTCAAGACTTTTATAAATGCACGGTCTAAGCCTTCTTCTTTATTTGAGCCGGTCTTAGTTGCGGTAGATTCTCTTCCACCTACTAACTGTGGCGGTTTCTTTGCTGCTCTATACTTATGAGGCAGCTTTTCCTTTACTCTGCGAGATAATTCATTCCAGAAAGCCTGAGTATCAGGGCGATACCCTTCATCCATCAATCCCTTGTTAATTACCAAGGCATCATAGCTGTCTTTGTCATTTGCGCTTCTATCAAACCAACTGTTCTGCCTAATCCAATCTTCACGGAAAGAACGCTCTTTAACCTCATCAACATCACGAATAAATTGCTTCTGCTCTTGCTTTGGAATCTCAGTCTTGGTTGAGGCCAGCTTTTCTTTGACGCCCTTTAGTGCCCGCCATTCATTGTCGGCGGCGGCTTGAATGCTCTCTGCTCTTTTAATCTCCCCGTTAAGCCTTCCCCACGCCTCGCCATCACCAAGCTCAATAGCCTTCTGCATCTGTATTGTGGCGCTTTGTATGAATGTCTGGGCTTCCCGATACCGCTGCTCTGCACCAGCCATACGCCCATCAATCTCCGACATATCGCGGCTATCAATGCGCTCTGCTATTTTGGATATAAATCCCTTGAGGTGCTCTTTTTCTTCTCTTTCAGCACGAAGATTTTGCTCTAAAGCCTCAAGACGCGCCAGTTCTTCATCACGCTTCCTGCGCTTAAACTCTTTCTTTTCTTGGCGGCGACGGCGATTTTCCTCGCGCTTTTTCTCTCTATCCTCATCTACTTCTTCATCTGGGGACTCTTCTTCCGCTTGCGCCTTCTCATCCCCCTCATCCTCGTCTTCTTCCTCTTCATCCTCATCGGAATCTTTCTCTACCGATTCATCCTCATCTTCTTCTTCATCCTCATCTTGGTCTTTTTCCCCAAAATTAAACATATTCATCTACCTCCAATGGATTACCTTCAATTATCGTTCTAATGTCCTTGCAGCGCAGGAACGCAAATATGCACTTGGTTGAGCGACCCGGAACTGCCACTGTAAACCTAACGCTGCCGTATTTGGGAATTACCACATAATCACCGATATTAGCCCATGCGCCTTCTGGCCACTCTTTAAGGGTATCGGCATCCCTGAATGCTACAGGGCCAATCTTAACTACTTTAGCCACCATAGTTTCCCATCGGTGTAGCTCTTTAGTATCATCTGTTAGGAGAATCGACCCCATCTTCTCTCTGGGCATCTTAATCTGGCAACAGATTAAATCCCCCACGGGTCGCATATTAATTGTTACATCTGGAAATGCTTCTTTAAGTTCCTCACTCGTCTTCCAATCCGTCACCTTTTAACCACCTTGTCTCTTCAGCGTCTATTATCTCTAACGCCTGTTTTAAACCGTTTTCGATGCCTGCTACTTTTTGAAAGTTCTCGGCAGCTAAGGAACAGTAGCTTTTCTGTAACACTTCTATTTCCTCACCAATTTTGTATTTTATCAGATTTACCAGTGTTCTCAAGTGAATTACCCCCTTATATTATGCCCAAAGCCAGCATAGCTGCCAAGTTTTGACGCTGCAAGGCTTTAGCCCGTGTGTGTAACTTTGTCATCTCCAGTTCTGCCACCATGAGGCTTATGTCTTCATCCTCAACGGCAGGTATTTCCTCGATTAACCGCTTACGAGCATCTAGTGCATTAAGCAGCGGCGTGTAATCTGGTATCTCTCTGGCAACAGGCTGTGGCTTTTCAGGCTCAGATACAACCTTCTTGCGCTTCTTGGTCTTAACTGGTTTTGGTGCTGGTTCTTCAACCTTAACCTCGGCCTTCTTATTTAACGCCCTTAATTGCGCTATCAGGTCGCGGTGTAGCCTTAGTCGTTCTTCATTACTCTGTTGCTGTATTCCGGCAATAACAAGGCGGCGTTCACCTGATTGAGTGCCGCCTTCTATCGAAGCAGCGGCAGATAGAGTGTCATCAGATTCCGTAGCATTTACTGCACTACTTACCTCAACTAATGCCGACGCAAGTAAAATATCATTATCTTCTGTTGTCTGAACATAACTTACAATGGTTTGAGCGCCAGCAAGTTGCCCCGACAATGTATCGTTATTCTCGGTAGCGCTGATGCTTCCTGATACTTGAACTGCGCCACTAGCATTAAGGGTATCATTGCTCTCCGTTGCACTTAATGCGCCAGTTACTCTGACTGCGCCTGATGCAGCAAGAGTATCGTTAGATTCCGTAACATTAACACTACCGCTTACAGCCACCTTGCTCGAACCAGCAAGGGTGTCATTACTCTCAGTTACATTAAGCGAGCCGGTGGATGCTGAACCAAGACTGCCAGATAAGCTATCATTGGATTCGGTAACGCTTAAATTGCCGCGAACCAGCACTTGTGATGAACCAGCTAAGGTATCATTACTCTCTGTTACAGATACAGTTGAAGCTACGGCAACCTTTGCAGATGCGGCCAAAGTATCATTGCTCTCCGTTGCCGCAACACGACCAGTTACTTGAACTGCCGCTGCTGCTGCTAGAGTATCGTTGCTTTCAGTTGCGCTAAGATAAGTTACCGCTGTTTGGCGTAGCGAACCTGCTAGGGTGTCGTTAGATTCAGTTGCGGCAAGCGTACCTTTAACTAATACCTTAGCTACGCCTGCCAGCGTATCATTGCTCTCTGTCGCAGCTACCCTGCTGTCTATGGCTACCTTGGCTAATGCCGCTAAAGCATCATTACTCTCGGTAGCATTAAGAGAGCCAGTAATAGTATCAGAACCAGTCTGTCTATTAAGCCCCGAAGGCTGTAATGGCCAAAACATTATTGCCATTAGTTAAACCACCCCACTTCCCAACTGACCGTATCCGTTCCAGATGAATTCAGAGTTGCAGTTATTGTTGTACCATTGGTTAGCGCAATGCCAGCAAGAGTGGCGGCATGAGATGCACCAGTGCAACTAAACCCTAAAAACATACACCAAGCCATATTTACATCTACAAAATCTATTGTGCTTGTTGCACTTGTGCCTGCTGATATAGTTGTAGTGCCCCGCCGAATTGAGCGTATTACTTTAGGAGCAAAATTTACCACAGTAACATTGATGGTTCTTGTTACAATAGAACTTGTATTCCAATTAGCCGTTACCGTTGTGCTATTGGTAAGCTCTATTCTAGAAAACATTTGCGCTCTAGTGTTGCCACCAGATTGCTGTGACCCCCAAAAACAAAGCGTATTATTTACATCTACATTTCTTGCAAGTGTGGCGGTAGCTGATGTACCAGAAGCAGCCGTTATAGCAACCTGCTCAACCGAGACAACGCAATCAGGTTGGAACTCTACGACTACATAGTTTGCTATATGAGTAGTACCAACGGTATTAGTGCTAATCGCAACATTTGTAGAACTCGTAATACTGCACCTACAAAGCGATGTTGTCAGATTAGCGTTAGCATTGCTGGTGGTAAAACCATTCATAAGCACCGCTGATTTATCGGTTCTTACCGCTGTTATAGTCGAGTTGGTAGTTACCCCCGTAAGAGTTACCGAGCCAGATTGAACTGATTTTACAAATTGTGGTGAGCAGTAAACAACGGTTCCGTAAACTGTTATAGTTGTAGCCGACGCTGTATCTCTGGTAGCGGTTACAGTTACGCCATCGGTAAGAGTGAGCCGAGCAAGGCAATTTTCAGTATTAGCGGCACTTGATATTTGATGCCCCCAGACAATAAAACTGGTCGTGGTGTCAACTCTCTTATTTAAGGTAGCTGTACCTGTAGCAGCGCTACTGGCAATCGTTACAGAGAACTGCTCCGTTGAAATTACATATTTGAGTGTTTTATTTGTATATAGGGGTTTAAACACATCATATTTCCTGCACTATATCAAGGTCAAACTGGTAAGTCTCACCGCTTGTAGGTGTATATCCAGTACGGGTCATAAGAGCGCCATAAAGACTCGTAGAGCCTGATGCACATCTGAACATCTGCGGAGCATTCACAAGTTTATAAACCCTATTGCTTGTACCATCAGACATATTTCCAGCATTAAACATTAGTACGCATTGCACATTAGCCGCATCACTATCCGAAGGATTAAATGCTGAGTTATCTGCTGTAGGCGTAAAAGAGGTGTCAGTAACCCAAAGATGAAACTCGGCAACGGTAGTAGTCATACCTGATAATATAAGTGTTGCATCACGCACTAAGCCACACCCAGAAGTTACGCGAGCACAATTAGCAAATGTAAGCGCTGTGGGTGTACCAGTTGAATTGGCTACAGAATCATTTGCGGTATAAGCTGTTGTATCTGCGGGGCGCGTAAGTGTAGCTGTAGATTGCACTGTCCAGCTTACTACCTTCGGAGATTGCGCTGTACCATCATCACTTGTTGCTACCGTTACAGTAACACTTGAAGCATTTAATGTAGTTATATTATCTGCCATCTGTTACCCTGTATAGTTTGCACCAACGATTACGAACGAAGAACAACTCACTACCTGACCAGCATTGATTGATGTATTATCAATAATCATCGAAGTGGCTGCTGTTCCAACATCAAAATCAATAATACGGGTATCTGCTGATGTGGTTACTGTTCCCCATGTTACAGTGCCACTATTGTCTGCTGATGTATCACTGGTAATGGTATTTGCGGTTAAAGTATGTGAACCAGCAGCGGCAGCAAATGTAGAGCTACAAGTAAGTACAGCAAGTAGAGTATTGCCTGATAATGCGGTATCAACAGTAGCTGGCATTGTTCCAGTATATAGTTTAAGTTTGCCACTAACGCCAACATCAGTAGCAACTTTATCTAGCCGCCCATTAAGGGTGGATTCTTTGTAATGCAGTATGGTCATTTCATTATCTCCATTTCAATAACGCCCCCCTCCTCAAGAGAGCAGATTTTTAAAGTTTTCACCGAACCCACACCATACCGAGAGCGAAGATTCATTACTATCTTCGTCACCAATTCTTCTATTCCTGTAGCCTGATGGTCACGCCGCCAACCTTGCGGATACTCAAGCGTCATCTCATTGTTATCACGCACCGAGATTATCTTTATCTCATACCTACCATCTTTAAGGCTATGAGTTGGCGGTAAACTGCCTGCTGGCAGCCCTATAGCCCTCCCTAATACACCTACATCACTCATGACTTACCCCATTTAATTGCACCTCTGAACCTACCACATTACCGCGTTTATCAGTAATAACCTTGCGTGGCGCAGTAAGACCAGCAAGTATTATCTCACCTTGTTGAGCCATACTCTGCGATATAGCCTGTGTTGTCTGTGCGTTCTGTGCTGCTATTTGATTTGCTATCACCTCACCCTGTTGGCTGATACCTTGTGATAATGCCTCGCCTTGCTGCGCTATACCCTGAGCGATACTATTTGCAGCCTCAAGTATGGTTTCCATAATAGCATTAGTCGTAATCACCTGCTCTTTAGCGGTCTTTGGCTGCTCTACTTTAACCTGCTCCGATTCCTTCATCTGCATTTGATGGCTGCGATTAGCTGCATCACCATCCATCTTACCTTGTTCCTTCATCGCAGCAATTTGCAGGTCGGTCTGGTTATCCTGAGTATTAAGAGCAACATCAGTTTCCATCTGCTTTGATTTAAGCTGCGCATCAATTTGTGATTTCTGTAATTGTAACTGCTGGTCGGCTTGCTTGGTCTGTGTCTCTGCTTGAGCCTTCTGCGCTCTGGTCTGCGCGTCCTGCATAGCTGCCTGAGCAACAATCATGTTCGGGTCTTGCATCTGCGGCTGGAAGGTCTTCATCACCTGTATAGCCTGCTGTATTACTGACGGAATACCTTGTAGCGCTTGTGCTGTAGCCTGATGGAAGTGCTGAGATGTTTGAGCAAGCAACTGGTCTAAATCCTTGCCAAGCCCCTCTATCGAGTACGGTAGTTCACTCAAATCAAGCCCAGATGCCTTACTTGCTATCTCAAGCATTGTGGACGCATACCAGAACGCTAAATGCTGCTTTAGATGCTCAAGAGCGTGCGGAAGGAACTCTGATGCAATAATTGGATTACCCCCATAGTTAGGGTCTTGAACGCAGCTAAGAAGCACCTGAATATGGGCTAAATGGTCTTGGTCTGGAAATGCAAATGCTGGCTTACCCATCATCATCTGCACGTTCTCTGCCACTGGATTCTGCGGCGTAGGCTGTGGCGGCGGCGGAAGAACCTCATCAATATTGGGAATACGCATTGTTTCCAATACGCGCTTATGTACCGCCCTTGCATTATAAAGCTCAGGAGCAGATGCCATCATCTGCACTATACCCTGATTCTGTGCAAATCGCTGCGCCTCTGAGAAGATATGAGGGTCGCTAACTGGCATAATATCCATTGCGCCTTCATAATCCTCACGGCGCACCAGAACCTCGCCAAACTCATCTAGTACCGTCTGGTCATCAAGATATTGCCTGTTAAGGCGGAAAAGTATCTCTAAGCATTTACGCTGAGAGTCGTGCAATCTTGAGTGTATTGCGCTGAATACAACCATGCCATTCTCAACGCGAGATAGCTGCGTACCTACCGGAACCTCAGTACCACCATTACTCTGGTCTTCAAGCACAGTCCTAACCACGCCACGAGCCATCTCATCCAGTGCACCAAGAAGCTGGAACAGCACTGGTGATGGTGCATTAAACGGCATCGGCATAGCGATTTTCTTAATATCATCTATCGGGCCGCCATCTATTTCATTGACTGTGCCAATAGTGACCGCGTTACTCTGACCGCCTACGCGACCACCTTTTAACTTAAGAGCGGTTGGCGCATTATTGATATGCGCTGAGTCTAATAAAGCCCTCAGTGCCCCCGTAGCCGCAGCACTTAGGCCGCCAATAAGATGCGGCAGTCCGACGCAGTAAGCACCACGCCACGGGATAAACCCAAATTCAACAAGCCAGTCTATCGCCTTATATGTCGGGTCTTCAGGCTCCCAGTTGCGATAAACAGCAAGAACCTTTCCATCATCCACACTGATATGCACAATATACGGGCAAGAGCCAAACTCATTATCCGCATACTCATCAGTCTCTTCAAGGTAAGTATATACCTCGTATATCTCTTTAGTATCCTCATCACCCTGTGCTGCTTGGTCTGTTTTACCCTCAATCTTCTCATTAGCCCGTTCTGAATATGATTTATCGGTATCAGCATCAGATGAACTGACAATATCAATATCACGATATAATCCAGTTCTTACGCGCCTTTTATACTCTATATCCGTTATTTTCTGCCAGTGAGTAACCCTATCTGCCGTATAAAGTGAGGATGCATGAAATGGCAGATACACATTATCAATAGGTATAAAATCACACCTCGGCCTTCTGAGCCGCTTATCCCAATACCATTTAAGATACTGAGAGCCACCCATAGGAAGCTGCGTCAAAAGCCTCTCTAATTCAGCCCGATATTCAATTATATCGCGGGTTAGCTGCACATTCATGTGGCGGCGGATGCGGTCTGCACGCTCCATGCGTTTTTGCGTCTGTTGGCCTATGATAGCGGTCTTAACAGGGCCTTCTGGCGGAAATATCTCTTTAATTGAACGGGCTGCAAAATCTACAGTGCAAGTAGTTATAACCGGATGCGTAACCTTACTTGCGCCCATGAAATCAGCCCCACCCGGCGCTTCGTCACCCATTCCAGTACGCTTTAAGCCATCTTCTTGCTGCTTATCCCTTAAAACGCGAGCATCTTTATCGCGCTGGATGGCATCACATAATTCGCTGGAAATGCGCTCTAGAGTAGCTTCAGGCCATACTTCGGCTAGATTTTCATAAAAATCATCATCTTCATTAGCTGCGGTGGCAATAGGTTCCTCGCCACCCTCAATATCATCGTCAGGTGGCCCGAAGTCTTCTTCGTCCTGTTGTAATTCCGCATCCACGGTTACTAGGATAACACATTAGTATAAGTAAGGAATAAAAAAAATGCCCCCACGGTTTGCATTATGAGGGCAGGCTTTGCAGCTAAATATCAATTAGGGTATTTATGAATACCGATTCAATATATACACACCCTTTATTTCTTTTCAACCATTATGTTTGGGTGAAATCCCAAGCAATCACAAAAAGCGGCTATTTCTATGTCATCTGGCTCTGCACCTGATTCTAAATCCAAATAACGCTGCTTTGGTATGCCAAGAAATCCACAGAAACTCGTAACATCATACCCATTAGCGTCAAGGAACTCATATACCTTATCAAACCTGATTTTATTCGACATTATTTACCTCTACTTCTAACCATATACCCCCCAAAACATCCCCATAATGCCTTGCTACTCCACCTACCGGCAATTCTCCAGCGTCTAATTTATCCATTATTTTTCTTAATAAAGCTATTTTGGCATTAACAAAAGCATTATCCAGAGTAATCCCACGCCCCACAACTTCAAAATCCTTAACATCAAAGACATACTTACCCTCCTCCTGTCTAATGTCAGCCCAAGACTTGATTTTTAGCTTCTCACCCATTCTAAGTACCTTTCTACCGAATATTTTTGTGTTAATTGCTCTATTTTACTAATACTTGATGTATAATGCTGCTTCCAGTTCTTTCTCATAGCCTGAATAGCCATTAAAAGTGATGTAGTATTTCCACTTTCAAAAGTTTCATAGCCAATTCCAAACCTTTTAGCCTCATATTCAAGCCAAGTATCTGCTGGTATAATAACCGGACGCCCTGAAACTATAGATTCCAAGAAAACACCACTGATATGCCCCTTATAATAACTGCGTTGGTATGGTAATATGATGGCATCCATATCTGATAATGCTTTTATATACTGCTCTCCTGTAAGCTCGCCTTGTATAGTATCTACATTGGGTAATCTAATTGGCGCTGGTGGATTTACTTGGCACAAAAATTTACCCTCCTTATCCAAATCCATCGCCTGACAGAGTAGTTGCAGCCCTTTAACGCCGTTTGCGTGACCAAGGAACCCAAATACAGGCTCATCTACCTCATCTTTAGGTGTAGTTGCGTTCATAGCCGCTGGTGGCACTACCTGCGGATTAACGCCTATCATATTGCCTTCCCCAATTAGCCACTCGGTATGTGTTCCATATTTCACATCGCCGCCCCAATACGCTATTTCATTCACAGCTTTCATGTAAAACGGCAGCCATACAGTAGGCTTACCATTTTCATCTACCATTCCGGGCAATCCAAGTATAATGCGTATCTTAACTTTCGGCTTCTCTCTATTTAGCCACCTTCCAAGGCCATATAACATCTTTGCATCTGCCGTATGAAGCAGCAATGTGTCGCCATCCTGCACTGGTAATGCGGTTAAGTTGTATGCAACTGAATCTGATATGGCGATAAAATCATCCAGCACCATTGTATGCTGATTGGTTGATGTGCGAATATAAAGCCAATGGTCAAATAAGCCCTTAGCCCATCCTTCCATGAGTATATTCTGCTCCATATTGCGGAAGCCATATACCTCAATAGTCGGGTCTGCTGCCACTAATCGCTTGTCGAAGCTATAGTGATGCCCTGCTTTAGATACAAGGCCGCTATCAAGTACTCTTATTACCATTTAAACCGCATATGGATTATGCCCTCCCGTTCTTTCGTATGGTTCTTTGTAATCGTCTTCGTCGTCTTCTACTACCTTTGGCAAGTCAGCAATAAGACGCATATCCTTGAGAATCCATAAGGCGCCCGTCATTTGGTCGACATTATCATCCCTACGCCCATTTGGGAACATAGCGACCTCATCTAAGAATGGCTCTACCCATGTTCTTGGCCTACCCTTTCTATCTGGGTCATTACTTTCAAGCACCCATACTAATCCCGACTCCAAAAGATGTGTTATCATGTGAGCGCGTTGAATTTTATCTGCTTTACCGGGATTATAAGCGCGAACAGGAAGTCCTGCTTGTTGCAAGTCTCTTCTTAATGCAATACCACTTCCCTTATCCTCAATAAGTATCATGTCGACTGCTCTAGGAGGGTCGCCATACATAGCCCCATATTCTTCTATCACCTGTTTTCTTAGTTGCGGGTATTCAAGGAACTTTGTCCAGCAATCTAAAAGTAATGCACACCAGCGACCTTCATGTTTAAAAATGCCCCATGTACCTTTAGCAGTAGGGTCATTGGTTGTTTTTTCAGTAAATGCCGTATCATAACTATCTAGCACATACTCAAATTCTGGCAGTGGTTTGTTCGCTGGCCATAATTTGAACCATCCGCGCTTGATAATGCCGCCCTCTGATGGTGCAGGACGTTGTTGTAATTGACCCGCGCAGTTCTTTGATGCTAGACCCCAAACCACGTAGTTGCCGGTTTCTGTCTTGAGTGAATAAACTGTATCTTCGCCATCTGGCTCGATAGACACCACCTTTTCATGCCCTCGAATAAATTTAGTACTAAGCGCACCATCCATCATTCTTTGCCGCCACTTTGTTGGTTGAACTAGGTGAAGGAATTTTTGGAATGTAATTAGCCCTATCCCTCTTATAGCGTAGTGCCTATATGGAAACATTTCGCAGTTCTTTTTATCTACTCGCTTATCCTCGTAAACCCGAAAGTCGAACCCTAATTGTCTCAAAGAATACTCTAAGCGGTCACATAGCGGTTTATTTCTCCCTGCCCCTTGAAAAAAAGATATGGTAGCAGATGCTCTATAGCCAGCATCTTTTCCGCATAAAGAGACAGTACCCTCTCCATCAAAGAAGCCAGCCAGCCAGCCAGCGACGCGCTGGTCTTCTGGGGATAATTCTGGTAATTTTGGTGGACATATTCTACAAAGACTACGGCCAACTGCCGCCGGTAAGTACGCACCATTCGTCCTTTCCTTTCTCCACCGGACGTACCATCTGTGGTCAGGTGTGCAGCGAATTACCTCTCCGCTATCAAGTGTAACTTTGACAATAGGCTTAACAGAAGAAAATATATCAACGACTTTAGTACGCTTTAACGATTGCCTAACATAAGAACTAGATTCCTCAACAGGTTTATCGTTAAATGACCAGCCAATTACCTCATCGCCTATTTGTAATTCTCCGATAGGTTTTAACGACAAGTCGCCCATAAGAACTGGAGCTTCATATGGATTGCACGCATATTCTGACGCCAAATCTTTTTTTAATTGATTAACTTCCTTTCTACCCATGCGGTCTGGCCACAGCAATTCACCAGCCTTAGTGCGTGGGTCTTCCCATGTTTTTTTTCCAAGAAATGTAATACATTTTCTATCTGGCTCATACTCAAGAGGAAGGCATAAGTGAGTCCAATTTGACTTATCATTGGCAAGAATAAATCCAGAGATATCCTTCTCTGAGCAGCGTTGCTGGATTACAAACATCTTTCCAGTTTTTGGGTCATTAAGTCGCGAGGAAAATACTTGTGTAAAAAATTCGATAGTTGAATCAAGCATAGTATCTGAATTATCACGGACGTTGTTAGGGTCATCCATGCCTATCACGGAACCTCCTTCGCCAGTTAGAGTACCATCCACTGAAGTTGAAAGTCGATAACCTAACTTAGTATTATCAAATCTAATTTTTGTGCTTTGGTCGCCAGCTAATTGAAATACATGATTCCATCGCGCCTGATACCATGGTGATTCTATTACCCTTCTACACTTAACGCTATCGCGCATAGAGAGATTCATTGCATAACTAACATACAAAAACTGCTCTTCTGGCCTACTAATCCACCACCACGCAGGCAACATCACAGAAAGAATTGTCGATTTACAAAATCTTGGTGGAATATTAATGAGCAATCTTCTTATATCGCCATTATATAATGCTTGTAGATGCTCACAGATTGCTTGAATATGCCAGCCATCTACAAATGGCTTATTACCCTCTGCCCACGGCCAAGCCTGCTTCACAAACTCGTGCAGACTCTCTGCCGCCCTCTTTCGCGACAACAACTCAGCAGCAGCTTCTTCTCTAGTTACCACTCTCCTGCGCCTCTAATATCTGCTTCCAGTTCATATCAAGTTTACGCATGGCATATTCAAAATCTTTTTGCGCTGGATATTTCTTTCCCCAGAATGGGCAAAATCTCTCCGATACCAAATAGCTCACCTTGCCATCGCCCATATAAGCATATCTGCAATCAGGATGCTTGAGCGACTTCACCCAATCATTATTTAATATGGCGACTTGTATGTCGCGGCCTATCCTGTAACCTTCATCCATGCCTCTATCCCCCAGCTATCAAATGTATATACCGGCCTGAATCTCGCGCCATCACGCCACCCTTTGAAGTTTATCTGCTTAACACCTTCCACCACCTTCTCAGGCTCAAATCCCATATCCCACGGAATCATTATCTGCTTCAGCTCAAACTCACAATCAGGCGGTATTATACTCACACCACCATCAAGCATATTGCTTGCCATATTTGCTACCGCTTCAACATTATCTTTCACATCAGTCCAGTTGGCAGCATCTAAACTCTTAGGTCTATATTGAGCACCTTCACACCAGTAAGCAAATTTATCATCCTCAATATATAGCCATAACTCATCGCCGTATTTACTTAGCCCCTTGAAGTATTCATCAAGAAAAAAATCACCTCTTATCCATTCAATAATAGCCCAATATTGCACATCGAATTTCTTTCCAAAAAAATACTCGCCGTTCACTAGCTGTGAGCGCTCTTGAATATATTTAAAGTACTTGGCTGCTGTCTCTCTAATCATTTATCATCCTCACAAAGATATCCTTTTCTATCTCAAATAACGCAATCACCTCACTCGCCTTCAGATTGCTACAATAGAAGCTCGCATCATACTTTCCATTCGTGTCATCTAACATCAACACCATCAGCTTATTCGGCTTCTTCTCGCCATTCTCAATATCATGCAACGCATCACGCAATGTATCTGCTGGCGAGATAAGGCGACAATCATTTTTTACATCAGATAGGCGGATTACTTTTTTCATCCCCTCACTGCCCCCATTATAATTACTAACATTACCCCAAATACTATACCCCATACACCGAATATAGTGAATAGCACCCATGCAACACCAGTAAATAAGCCCGCCAAGAACAGTAGTGCAAATACCTCAGCCATTACGCCTCCGTATCCACATCGCTACCAATATAGCTACCAGCAACACCATACACACAATAAGCGGCTCTCTGAGTGCTACAACAGGTATCTCTACGCCCTCTGCTTTTATCGTGATCTGCTCAGTTACCTGCATCTAATACCTCTAACACACTCCTCACTACCTCAAGCGACACATCCTCTCGCCCTATCTTCTCCCACACCTCTTTAGCTTTTACACCCAATCCGGGCTTGAACTTAAAATCACCAACATCCTTAATGCCAGTAGTGTCCCACTTTAAATTAATTACATTATCATCAACCCATCCAATGCAATCAAAGAGCCATCCCTGCGTTCCATCGCTAAAATGCAAGAAATACTCTTTCTTCACCCGCTCTTTATCCGCAAATAATTTATCCATATTTGCCATACGCTCTTTGTAGCTCATATCACTCTCCTTTATCTGATTGTTCAACCCATCTCATCGCCTTCTCCTTGCTCTCACACCATTTAGTTTTAGCCTCACGAGTAGCGAGCCAGCCATACTGTAACTCCTCTACCGAACCTATAACTCTATCACCATCATACAGGTGCTCTGTAACCCAGTCAGGCATCACCATGCCCTCGTATTCTTAAGCCATCTAGCCGCTTCCTTCTCGCTTTCAAATGCGCCCCACCGACCATCCCATCTAAGTGCGTTCCATCCCTTTGTGTGCTTATTATATAGAACATATCCAAGCAACTCTTTACGACTACGCACCTCCATCCCCTACCTCCACCTTACTCGGTGTTACATCCAGCAGCTTACCAGATGAGCCACCATTTATTATCTGCAATAACTCAGCCTCACTCATCTGAGTCGCCTCCTTTTTCACCGTTATATCCAACTTCTGCGCTCTCAATCCCTCGAAGTCACCAACCAGCTTGAGTGCATTTATAGCCTCACTATATCTCTCATCTGCCAGCGCCCTCTCTTTTATCTCATACGCATCTGCAACCAGTAGCTCTTTAGTTACTTGGCTACCCTCCGGCCTATCGCCTATAGCCATAATTATATCGGCACGCTGCATAAGCTCCTCCGCTATCACATGAGGCGCACGCATATCCGTTGGCACGCAGTCATACCTCACGCCGGAACAATGCGCTGCATACGCTGCATCCTTGCCGCGAAGTATGTATTGCACGAATTGTTGCTCACGGGGTGTCACTCATCACCTCCTCCAGTGCCAGTCTCTCAGCCTCAGCCCTCGGCAAGCCGCCATCATACTCCATTATAGCAGCACGCTCCTCGTATCTATATCGCTCGTCAGGTGTTAGTGTCATATCCCCCCATCCAACTCCTGCCCACCCTTAGCAGGCTCGTTCCTCTCCAGCCATTCCTCCAGCGCCGCTATGGCCACACTCACCTTAGTACGCCTGCCATCCGCTACATATGCGTTAAGCCTATCCACCAACCTTATAGGCAGATGGAAGTTAACAAGCGTGGTGACGCTGCGTTTATGGTTTGCCATTTTTGCACCATCTCCTTATCTCCCCCGTGGGGTCTAATATCTCATCTATCTCGCCATCGCTCATCCCCTGCATCCTAAGCCACCATCCACTTACACAAGGCGTCCATACTCCTTGCGGCAGTTCCCGCTCCCACTGAGTCGTTACTGATTTGCGATGATTAGCCATATGGTTACCTTACCACATCCATTTTAGCTTGCAAGCAGGTTCCTCACTAAAAGCAGGTTCAAATTACTTATCCACCACTAAAAGCAGGTTCAATCCGGTTATCCCCAGTATACTAACTCAAACCACCCTCTTTGCGCTGCCATGCCGCCGTCTTTTAACGCCTTCTAATACTCCCCCTCCCACTCCTCTATATCCTCGTCATTCATTTTCGCCTTCCTTAAATCCTCTTCATACGCCTTCTTATAAAGACGAGGCGAAATACGAGCTGCCTTTTTCATCATACCAAGCTTTGTCTCCACATCATCAACTGCATGCCACTCTTCTATTGTTATCCCAATCGCCTCCAATAACGATATATATTCACCTTCGTTTGATTTAGGCGCTGGGGGCGATGTTACCTTAAGCATTGGCGCCTCCAACCCCTTAAGCGCCAGCTCCAACATCCTACTCTTATACCCCGCCGCCTCCCACCTACTCACAGTTCGCAACGTCACTCCCAGCATCTCAGCCAATTTTACCTGACTTATCCCTCTCTCCGCACGCCATTCTTTTATCATATAGACATTCTTTCTATGTAATTATTTCTAGTAGACATATCGTCTATAGATAATATGTCATATAATAGACATTTTGTCGATGACATTATTTCCTATATGAGACAATATTTCTATGACAATTTGTCCAAAAGTGCTATTTTGTCGATGACATTCTGTCTATTTATAGATAAAATGTCTATGAAAATATGTCTATAATGAGACATTCTGTCTATGGACAATTTATCTAGGTGCGGGTTTAATGCGTATCTTATAGACAAATTGTCTATGTCGGTCAGCCTGCACACTACTACCTTGCAAGCAGGTTTGGATTTTTTTGCTGTGAAATTGGGGGGCCAATGCCACCGCCACGACTACACAGAAACGGGGGGGTAGGGTCTGCGCGGTTTTCCGCCATTGGCCAGCAGGGAGCGCGGCAGCACGCAGGACGCAGGCTCAGGCTACCCAGCAGTACCCAGTGCCCCTAATCCTTCTGTAATATGCTTTAAAACCCGATTGCCGCCCTATTCTGAATATTACCCTTAACCCTGCCGCTTAATCGCCGCTAAAATACGCTCAACATTCTTAAACTCACGCTCTCTTTCACTGCTTCCAATCGGGCAGCGCTCCGCAGCCTGACAGGCCAGCGCTAGTAGCTCCCTAACTTCTGGCAGCGGGGCGCTATAATACCAATCGGGCAGCACTCGCGCCCCTTCCCTAATGGCCTTATCCCACGCGCCCCTAGCCAGTATACGCCCCGATTCCACACGCTGCCGCAGCTCTGGCTCTTTGGCAAGCCAAGACTCGAATTCACACGGTTCAAACCCCACAACATACGTCACCAATATCTCGCACGCCTCAGCGTCAAAGCCGCCGATTCTATAGCTTGCGCCGACTTTTCTCAAAACTGCTTCATCTATTGCCATACATAACCCATTGATTTATAACATTTACCCCAGCTTGCTACACGGAGGCCGGAAAAATGTGGCAAGCTGTAACCCGCAGAAATAAAGGCTTGCCCAGATTCTTACTACACTTACTACATTTACTACAAATAATATAATATATATATAAGAGAGAGTGTTTTTTTCTCTATAGGGAATTTTTTATTTTTCTCTATATATATCTCTATATTTCCGGAAAACGCGGGGTAATGTAGCAAATTTCTCTCTAAGCCTTGCTGGCTGGGGCTTTGGGCTTGCTACATTTTTTTAAGCTGCTGTAGCAAGCTGTAGTAATTTTTGGGGTAATTGTTATTTATCAGCAGGTTAGGTTTGCTCCAACTGGGGTAATTGTTGTATTTCAATAGGTTAGATAATAATTCTCACGCAACCCATTGAATTATATACACAACCGCATTTTATTGAAAATAATGATTGATTATGGGTTATTCTATGTTACTATGCGGTTATTCCATAATTAACAACGAAAGGGAATAATATGCGCCGCCACTATAAACCTAAAAGCAATACCGTAAGGGATATTCTTATCTTACTAGCGGGTGGCGTTCCTGCCGTGATGTGGGCTGCGGCTTATGGTCAGATATTGGCGGGATACTAGCTTAACTTACTGAGCGTCCCCTGGGGCGCTCTATTGGTTAAACTAACAATGGGAGTACTAAATATGCAACACAGCGCAATAATAAGGCATAAAGACGGCTTTAATGTTGAGGCATGGATTAGCTTTGACAAAAACCAAATTGAACTACGTAAATTGGGCGAACATACATATTTCAAAGGCGATTTGGACTCATACACAAATTTTGCAGGTAATTTGCAGGATTTTGTAAACTTACATGAATTTTAAACACTAGAGGGTTAAAATGCTAACATATACAACAGATGCTAAACTTGTGAGCTTTGATTACTTGGGGCGCATTATATGCGCTAAAAAAGGTGATATAACTACAAAGCTTTTTAAGCTGGCAAAAAAACAATCCCCGCATTTATTGCGTAATTTTGTCATAACCTACACTGAAAAGGGCGAGGAAGTAACGCAAGTTAAATTTGAGCTTGGATATGAGGGTGCGCTAATTAATCAATTTAATGAACTATTGGAGAGCTAATATGACCGATTTAACATACATTACTGACGGACTATTCACACGGTTTATGCCTAATACGCCACAAGGGGAAGCCGTATGGCGCGTAATGGCGAAAGAAGACGGTGTCGCCGCTGTACTAACTATTCATGAACAATCGGTATTCAAACAACTGAGGGCGGCAGGATATAAGATTGCCAAGGCCAAGCCGGTGGCATTGAGTGATGATGAGTTAAGGGAGCTAGGGATATGAGGCCACCGGAGCTACCTAGAGAAACCTGCCCCAAAATAGATGCAATAATTCTAAGCTGTAAAGAAGCTAGAGAGGATATCGCTAAAATGGCGCGGGAGCTTGATGTACTGGACGATAAATTCGCGTCGATAATTGACGACATAGAGGAACTACGCAAAGCGAATAGCGCATTAAGGGAATATGGGATTTACTATAAAGAACTATGGGATTTAACTACTTAACTAACAACACAACAACGGAGTAATTAATATGAGTGATAATATGACAGCCACCATAAACCCATTTGATAAGTCTCGCCGCCATAAGGTTAAAGTTGAGTTCACCAATGGCGACACAATCGAAACTGAGATTAACGGAACACCTGACCAAGTAGTTGGTTATTATATAGGGCGCAATTTCAACTTTGGCATTAATGGCGATAAAATGACCAAGGGAGCTAAAATCTGGTTTTGGGATGGCGAGCGATATTTACAGCATAAGGAAACTATAAACACACAAGTGGAGGGCAAATAGTATGCAAATATGGGATTTAGACGCGACTTACACTAACCAACGGGAAGTCACGCAATACATGGCAAAACATGGATACGACAAAGGAAAGCACCCTAACTATGCAATAGGGGAGGTGGTGTTTTTCAATACCGGATACAATGACGACATACCCGCGAAAGGTAGAATCAAAGGCATAGAAGGGGAGGATTTATATATCTACCATGATTGCTATTGGTTCCCTGTAAAGAGTTCACGCATAACCGGAAAGGATAACAACCAATGACTAGTAAACATACGCAAGGTGAGTGGCAGGTAGTTTTTAATGGCAATGCTGCATATATTGGAGCGCCTGGGGATAGAAATAGAACCGTGGCTAGGATTGAATTTGATGCGGCATTATTTGACGAGGAAGATGCTGCCAATGCCCGATTGATAGCGGCCGCGCCTGGTATGCTTGAGGCGTTGGAGGCATACCTAAATTATTATGGGGACGCAATGAACGATGAAGAATCGGCTATTAAAGAACGGGCGCAATCAGCAATCAACAAAGCTAGGGGGGAAGTGTGATGCAAAATGAATATAACCTACCGTGGCATTTCGATAGCGCAGCGCGGATATACGATAGTGAAGGCCAATACCTTGCTAACGGGTTTACTTACGCTCAACACATAGTCCATTGTGTAAACCTACACGACGACCTACTCGCTGCCCTAGAAAGGGTGATTGAGTTCCATATAAGCGGTTTTAATGCGCTATCAGACAAGGCTATTGTTGAGGCTAAAACTGTAGTGGCTAGAGCGAGGGGGGAAGTATGAGCGACAAACAAGCAATAAACGCACTATTAGAGCAACTTCAAATGGTTCTAAATTCTTATAATGCGGTGCGAGAGAAATACGCCCACGTTTTAGAGCCAGTTGAAAAAACCTGTATGCGCGACATAAGGAAAAAAGCCGCAGAAGTAATAAAGCAAGTTAAGGAAGGTAATCATGACTGAAAGAGTAGGTTCAATTATATGGCGCATAAAGCAACTTAAATCTGGCGAGTCTCTTATTTTGTTCAAGATAAAGTCAGAGAGCGTAAGCGGTATGCTTTCCCGAAACTTTATGACAGGGGCTTATGAGGTAAACAAGGTGTTGATAATTGACAGCGCATGGAGAACTCAGAAGGCTGTTAGAGTAACCAAGAAACGAAGCAAGAAAGGCTAGAAAATATGAAATCAGAAGAAAAAGTAAAGGCAATGCGCGAGCTAGTTAGGCAACATAATATTGACCATGACACGGCAGGCGTGATTCTAGGAGTTTTGAACTGGGTTTTGCTAGACACTGAGGAAACTCCTATTTCCTATTTACCAACTGAGGAGAGTTAGACCATGAACTCACAAATAGAATCCCTACTGGAAAAGGTAAATGCAACACAACGCAAGGAATATTTCCAGCGCGTAGATGCCGCCATAAGTATCTTATATATTAATAAGTTTATCACTGGAAAAACTAGGGAAGGCGCAAGGCTTAAGCTAACCAGACAAATATTAACCCAAATTACAGTTGAGAGGGAATAACCATGCAACACTTAAAAGGATTCCTCTACGGCCTCATGCTATGCTTCAACCTACTGGCTATTGCAGCGGGTTGGTTCGTACTGAAGACCATAGACAGGGGGCAGCACATACAGTTCATAAAAACGGGCTGTGGGATTGATAATTTACTAAACGCAAACATAAGGGAATAGGGATATGAAACAAATAAGAGAAGAAGATAACCTGCAAGAGCAATGGTATAAAGACGCAAAAAAACAAACGATTAAAACCTTACCGGCTTTTATGAAAAAGATTCTGGAGGGCTATAGCCATGATTACGGCACTATTTGCCACGCAATAGCCGCCTCCGCTGTCGCTGCTGCATGGGCAGGAAACGCCTCTAAACAAGGGGGAATTACAGGGTTTCAGGCTGGCTGTATTATGTGGGAGTTTATAAAGGGGTGGATGAGTGAATATAAGGGGAAACCGCTTAGATTAATTGACTTTAGCATGATGCTCTACCCTCAATATGAGGAGAGATTCGCAAAAACCATGACCAAGGAAACATGGGATTTCTTACAGAAAGAAGCGCAGCGCATGATAGATGAGCGTGAATTTGCCGCCGATTCTGTTGTATCTCATTGGAAAAGCATTGCTGCTGGCAATATCCCTTTTGGGTATGAGGTAAAACCATGACCAAAGATAACCCGCTTAATCTGCCTATATCGCCGTTGCCTTGGGTTAACATTAACACGCAAATAGCTGATAATAATTTCTTCTCTATAAGCGAGTTATGTCTAGTCACTGGCCTTCCAGATGCCCACCTAGCAGGTGACGACACAGAAGCAAAACTATTATTAGAAAGGGCTAAACAATGAAAGAGTCGCAATACTACCAGCGCTTAGGCACAGCTTTAAAACGCACAAGGGAACTGCACGGACTAACACAAAGCCAGCTTGCAAAGATGCTAGGGGTTACATTCCAACAGGTGCAGAAGTACGAAGCCGGACGCGATAGAATAAGCGCATATAAATTAATCTTGCTTGCCGCAGCGTTCAAGATTGAGGTGGGTGAGTTGATAGGATGGGGGCTACAATGACCGATAACCTATCCTACTACCTACTGGCCATAATTAGCGCATATACCGTGTGCTATGGGCTGGCGATGATGATACATGTATTAAGGGTGGGGGGGTGATGACACGCCGTCCGCCTGATATAGAGTTCTGTTCATTACTGCGGGAATACCTGCCCAAGTATAAAGATGGACTCAGGCCGATACATATCCAGCTATGGAGATGGGAACACCAGCGCGTCCATAGGCGCTTGCTTGAGAGAGGTCTAATCCGATGGGAGGGTGAACAGTGGGTGCTAACTGAGTCTGGTAAACAGGCGCTAAAAGGAGATGGGTTGTGAAGGCAATTATTAAATATGAAGCCGTTGACGGGGCATTATTTGCCACTGAGCAAGAATGTATAAAATACGAAAGATTCCTTGATGAAGCTGCTAAATGTGCTGCTTACATCAAGAAATGTGAAAGCGGTAATGATAGTGTGGGTTTGCAGAATACAGAAAAAAATGTGGAGCTGTTTAATGCCGCCTTTCGCAAGCTCTTAGAAGAATACGCGCCAAGTTTAGTTGAGAAATGGGATGAGTGTAAAAAAGGTATTATAGGTCGCTACTTAAGTGATGGAAGTGATGTTTATTATCGCAGACTAGACCGACTGTATTATGCGGGGGTGTTGTGCGTAGGGGATGATAACAAATCCTATGGGCAACCATATTATGCTAATTTACATAAGAGCAAGCCATGACCTACCGCAGCCAACTAACCACCAGCCGTTATCCTAGTAGCGGCCTAGTGCGGAGATATATGGGTAGCGGCGGTAATGTTGCACTCATATTCTCAGGCGCATGGGAGGTTATAACCTATGCCAACGGAGAGAGGGATTATTATTTATCTGACAGCGCAGAGGCAGCAGTTAATTATTACGCTAAACAAGTGATGAGGGTGAGATGACCAACTTAGAAGCACACATACGCGCCCATTGCATCATACACGGCCTGAGCTTCCCACAAGTGGCACAAGCACTACGCGCCGCTGTATGGGGCGACACCGTATCGCCGCCCATATTTGAGGCGATGCAGATACTTGGGCGCGATGAGGTATTAAAGAGAGTGGGGGAGATATGAAATCCAGATGCACAAAATCCGGCAAGGTGCAGTTCTTAACTGAGAATACAGCCGATATGTGGATACGCAACCAGAACAATCAAAACAACAAGCGCAAGGGCTTTAAACCGCTATCCAGAGCGTATCACTGCAAGTATTGCGGCTTATGGCATACAACAACCAAGGAGGTGATGAGATGACCAGCGTGGGCTTAAAAAAGATATTAGACGAAACAAAAGAAGACTTAGAGCAACTATGCCAGTTTATGGGCTGTACCGAGAAAGAGGCATTAGAGCTAATTAAGTTCTGGCAAGAGCATAACGAAGCAGCAGGAGATAAGAATGACCGCTAAAATAGACTACCGAACACGCATACTCAGAATACTGGTAGCATACCCGCAAGGAGTTACTGCCAACGGACTTATCAAGGCATTGCCATTCAAATGCAGTGAGCGCACAGTTTATAACTCGCTCAGAGAGTTTAAGCGCAGAGGCTTAACTACACTGGATAGATATGAGTGTTGCGATAACTGCCAGAGTAAGATTCGTAAACATAAACTAACCGATAGAGGATTAAAGGAGGTGAGATGATAACACGCAAACAAAAGGAAGAGTTTCTTAGATACACTATGGCCTACACAAACGCAGTGATGGAAGAGGATGAGCAACCATCGCCAGAAGTAATAAGCTCGCTACTGAGAGCGCACCTGTTTGCTGCCTTCTTGCTGATAATAGAGGATTACAAGGGCAGCGGCCTTACTCTACAGGATTTTATAAAAGAGTATGAAGCAGAGGCATTAAAATGTTATAAAAATATATTTCCAGTGATGAAGGAGGCGATAGGAAAATGATAACCGAAATGAATCTGAGTATTCCAGAAACCATTAGCCTGATGTGCGAGAGGTATGGACTTACCAAAGCGCAAATAGCTGACAAACTACATTGCACCGATGAAACCCTCAGAAGATGGAAACGGGACAATAGTTATCCAGAGTATCTACCCGATACTCTAAAAGGGATTGAGTTGGGTTTGTTGAAAGCTGTGGAAATTAATAAATAAACAATAGCGGCTTATAATGAATTATATAAAATCTATATAAATAATAGGGAATTTTTATATGATTGCAGACAGTGAGCTTCCACTGCCGAAGCTCGTTAAAGTTTTTCGCGCTCATTATGACTTAAGCCAATCTCAGTTGGCAGCGTTACTTAGCCGCACCCATATGACCATAAGTAACTGGGAGACAGGCAAAAAATGCAATGAACGCGAGGTGCGCCTTCTTCTTAAGGGATTAGAGGGCGAGTTGTGCAAGAGATATTAGATTGGATTCACAAGCAAGGGTATTCGCCTGTCGAGCAAATTAAGTGCGATGGGCAGGTACACCGCTTCACGCATCGTGGCCATAAGCGCGATAATATCGGCTATTGTTTTTATGAGCATGGCGGATGGATGCACGACCACACAATAGGCAAGACATTCAACTGGAATCCTAAGCGCGTACTTACCGACCCTCTTGCTCAAAAGAAGATAAAACAGCAGCAGGAAAAAATAAAAAAAGAGATAGATGCACAAAAGAAAGAGGCGATTAAGGAAGCTGCAAAATTATGGGAAGAGGGAGTTGAGCCAGTAAATCACCCTTATCTTGAGCGCAAAAATATCAAGCCATACGGGATAAAGCAAAAAGGCAATTTATTACTTATACCAGTGCAGAATGGAAGTGGCTTATCCAGCCTGCAAACTATAGATGATGAGGGCGATAAGTTATTTTTAAGAGGCGGTGAGGTTAAGGGTCGCTATCATTTGCTTGCGAATGATGGGGAGAATTTAAGCACAATAATTATCTGCGAAGGCTACGCAACCGCCGCCAGTATTCGTGAGGCAACGGGCTATCCAGTAGTTGCTGCTTTTTTTGCTTCTAACCTTCCGCTGGTAGCAAAGCACTTTAAGAAAGAATATCCAGATAGCCGCATTATTATTGCCGCTGATAATGACAAGCACAACGAAGTGAATGCTGGCGTAGTCGCGGCTAATAAGTGCGATGGATGTGAGATAAGGCCGGTACAATTCAAAGACGGTGAGAACGGCACTGATTACAACGACCTTGCAATGCAGTTTGGACTTCCAGCAATACAAGACCAGTTATTCCCATTGCCTGTCGCAGTTGATGATAAATATCAAGACAAAGACTTCACGCCAAAGGTCATTGGCACACAACCATTTAGAATTTTGGGATGCAATAAGGGGGTTTATTATTATTACCCCGAAAGCACGCAGCAGATTATTGAGCTATCAGCAATGGGGCATACTCCTGCTAATCTTTTGCAGTTAGCTCCTTTGAGGCATTGGGTGGATTTAAGAATGAAACACGAAGAGATAGTGGATGACCTTATGCAAAAGGCTCATAAGAAAGGCATCTTCAAGCCAGAAGAACAAATTAGGGGCAGGGGGATATGGCTGGATGGTGAGGATATCATATTTAACAGCGGTGAAAAATTATACATTCATGGGATAAATCCCATCAGCCTTAATGAATACAAAACTGACAACATATATGTTAGAGCGAAGGCTATACCAGCACCCCTAGAGCCACTCACAAATGCAGAGGCTTATAAGCTGCGCGAGATTTGCGAAATGGGAACATGGAAGAACCCGGTAGCTGGACTACTTCTGGCGGGTTGGCTTGTTGTTTCATTGGCATGTGGCACATTGAAATGGAGGCCGCATATTTGGATTACAGGGGCAAGCTCAAGTGGTAAAACCACCTTCTTAAAAGATATTATAGGCCGGACGCTAGGTAGTCTAAAATTAAGTGTCGAGGGTGGGACTACTGAGCCAGCATTAAGACAATCGCTTGGTGATGACAATAGGCCAATAGTTTATGACGAGGCAGAAAGCGAAAGCAAAAGACAGCAGGAGGCGATGGAGGGAACCTTAGAATTAGCAAGAAAGGCGAGTTCAGGAGCTGCCGTTATCAAAGGCTCCCCGCATGGAGAAGCGACTACTTATTATTGTCGCTCAACTTTTTGCTTCTCTGGAATTAATGCCGCCATAAGGCATTTTGCGGATGAAACTCGCATATCAATGTTAGAGTTAAGAAAGGTAACCGATAAAGACGAGGATTATAAGCGCTTCAAGGCAGCATTTAGCGAAACGCTCACTCAAAATTATCATCAACGCTTGATGGGAAGAGTAATTACCTATCTTCCCGTATTGCTAAAGAACTGCGATATTTTCGTCGATGCCTGCACAGAGGTTCTGCGTGACCGGAGAGCCGCAGACCAAGTTGGCACTATGCTTGCTGGGCTATATCTGCTACACAGCACAAATGTGATTGCGTATGATGATGCGGTGAAGTTCATTAAAACTCATGATGTACGCTCATTTACCGCTGTCGATGAATTAACTGACTCAGAAAGACTACTTTCATTTATCTGCTCTCAAAAATTAAGATATGAGCGTTACGAGGAGCAAATAGGCTCGTTGATAAAAAAATGCTATACTCCTGTTGATAAAACTACTGGAATGCATAAAGACACGGCTCTTGACTTATTAAGGGGCATTGGAATATGGCCTAAGCCAGAGGGCATGGTATTATTTGCAAATAACTCTCCGCCACTAGCGCATATGCTTAAAGATACACCATGGACAAAATGGGTGCGCTCGCTATCTGATTTAGCTGGTACGGAGACTGTTACCAAAAGAACTTACAGCGCAGGCATCGCGCCTTGTCGCGGGATTGCCGTTCCCAAGGAGTATTTTCTAAAGGGAGAGGACGATGATTGAGCTTATTAACAACCAAAAAGGAGAACTAAAATGACGTGGATTTTTGCAGAGGATTTTGAGGGCATAACAGAGGCTACAGAGGCGGTTAATTTGCGTAGAATTAATTTGTTCTATTTAGTAAATAATAGAATTGCCTTTCATGACGGAGCCGGAGAAGAAGCTGAAGATACCGAAGTAAGCACTTTTTATTTCAACGCCCCCGAACAAGCCCAAGCCGCTTACGAGAAGATTAAGGGAATGCTGAAGCCACCGCTTACTATGCAGCAGGTCTATGCTTATGAGCCAGTATCCAAGAAGATAACTTTTCCCGCTGGCCAATGATATCCCTCTACCCCCATCAGGAATCCGACATTAATAAATTACGCGAAGAACTAAAGCGTCATAAAGCCGTCCTTCTTCGCGCCCCTACTGGCTATGGTAAAACCGCTGTAGCGTGCTATATGATTAAATCTGCAACCGAAAGAGCAAAGCGCACTATTTTTATGGTGCATCGCAAGGAACTCACTACGCAGACCAGCAAAACGCTTTATGATGTGGGAATACAACATAGCTTTATTGCGGCGGGAATGCCATACTCGGATAAACCGCTATGTCATGTGGCCATCATCAACAGCCTGCATCGCAGGTTGGATGAACTACAGCCCCCAGATTTTCTGATAGTAGATGAAGCTCATTTATCTATGAGTCGTAGTTGGAGTGAGGTAGTAGAATGGGCGAAGAAGGGTGGTGCATATGTAGTTGGGTTAACAGCGACGCCGTGGCGTATGAATGGCGATGGACTAAAAAAGCATTTTGATGCAATGATAGATGGCCCATCTGTGGCGTGGTTAATCGAGAATAAATTTCTTTCTGATTACCGTGTGTTCGCACCCACTGAATTAGACACCAGTAAATTTCACATCAAACAAGGCGAGTATGCCATTGAAGATGTTGAAAATGAAATGATGAAACCTAAACTTATTGGCGATGTAGTAGCCAACTGGCTTAAATATGCAGGCGGGCAGCGCACAGTGGTTTTTGCTCCATCTGTGAAGGTATCCGAGGAAGTGGTCAGACAATTTCGTTTAAATGGCATTCCAGCAGTGCATTTAGATGCCAATATCCCCAAGAATGAGCGCAAAGAAATAGTTGAGGGATTTGCAGATGGTAAGCATCTAGTGCTTTCAAATGTGAATATAATGACTGAGGGATTTGACCTGTCGAGTTTTGCTGGTCGCTCTGTACCGATTGAGGCGGTAATACTATATACACCCACCATGAGCTTAAGTCGTCACCTGCAAAGCATCGGCAGAGCCTTAAGGCCAAAACCATATCCAGCAATAATAATTGACCATACGAATAATATCAGACGCCATGGATTTCCGACTGATGATTTTGATTGGTCATTAGAGGATAGACCAAAACGCAAGCGAAGAGAAGCTGAAGAACCAAAAACCACCATAAGAACATGCCCTAAGTGCTATTATGTGCATTCTCCATCCCCTTGCTGCCCTGAGTGCGGTCATATATATGAGGTCAAATCCAGAGAGATAGATGTTGAGGATGGTGAGTTAGATGAGTTGTCGTGGAAAGAAAAAAGAAAGAAACGCGCGATTGAGGAAAGAGCATGTAAAACATTGCAGGAATTGGTTGCTCTTGGTAAGGCTAGAGGATATCAATTCCCTTATGGATGGGCAAAGCATAAGATGCGATTGCGCGAAGGCAAAAAGGCAACGATAGATTTAAGCGGATGTTAGAATCTGAAATCCAGAATCGAGTCAGGCTTGCGGCTAGTAAAATTGGCGCACGATTATTCCGTAATAACATCGCAAAAGCATGGGTAGGTGAGATAATACACCAAACAAAGAGTGAGATTACGCTGCGGTATTATCGGAGGCTGCATTCTGGATTATTTCAAGGTTCAAGTGATTGTGTTGGTTGGTATTCCGTGGTTGTAACGCCAGATATGGTAGGTCAGCGGGTTGCATTATTTTGTGCGGTTGAGGTCAAAACCCCCACTGGTCGCGTCAAACCCGAACAACAGAATTTCATCGACCAAGTAAAAAAAGCAGGTGGTATTGCTGGTATAGTCAGGTCAGAGGAAGAAGCTATCGAGTTGTTTGCCCATCAATAAGAGCAAACACTCTTGCAGTAATTAAAAGTATATCCAGCCATCACACATTCTCTTACGCACATTGGGTCGTAGTTGAATTGCAGGAAGATAGTTAGTATAAGTAGCTTCTTCATTTTACACTCCTTGTTGTTGTATATCCCCAAGCCCAGCCAGCTCTAAATACCCTGACGCGCTTGCCGTTCTCTTCGTACTCACTCACTGGCTCGCTGTATGTTGCCTGTATTCCCATGTCTAGTCTATTGCCGAAGCGATTGCGTTTGAACCATTTGGGTGAATAATTATGAGCCTCTAATATTAGTCGAGCAGATTCCCGTGATATCTTCAGCATATCCTGTATTTTGCGAAGCGAGTTCCCCTGATTATAAAGCTCTATGATTTTTTGCTCTAAATCAGGGTCGGTTGTCATTTATACTCTAACACTGGTTTATCCAGAGCCTCCAGCATTTGCGTTAAAATGACCTTTAAATCCTCAACTGATTCGCCCTCTATCGCAACTGGCTTCTCAGTGTATCCATAAGGATTATGATATACCTCATATATCCCATATACTTCTTCACCATGCTCAGTGCGCCTCATTATCTGGTATGTCCAAGTCATTTCCTTACCTCCGCTTGCAACCAATCCATAAGCCTATCATATACATTAGGTGAGCAGTAACCGCCGCCCATCAGGGTGTTAAATATACGCCCATTCTTAATTGCCAGATTGCCTATAGTAGATAATGAGATGGCTCGCTTCTTGGCTACCTTCTCCGCTAAATTTAATAGCTGTTTATATTCTTTTCGCATATCGCGTAAGCGTATCACCGCTATTTTAAAAAGCAAATGAAAAAAATCATCGGATTAATGAAAATAATCATTGCATATTAAAAATGGATGGATTATACCATTAGACACAACACGGAGGAGATTATGAACCACATTACATACAAGCCAAAGGCACAACCTAATGCTCGGATGATTCTGGATATGGGGTTGCTGGATTACAGATGCCAGCGTAAGTTGCTATGCATGAATAACACTATGCGCGTTGAGTGGATACAAGATAAGTTCCCTAGCTTGATGCAGGTTAAGGGGCTTGAGTTGGATGGAAGGAAATGCCATGACTAAGAAAAAATACTCATTTAAAGACCATCCTGAGCATAAAGCGAAGTTAACTGAGTGGTGCGACCAGTGGATAGCTAATGCTATATCAACAAAGCCAATGGATGATAATGACAAAGCACAAATGCGAATTGCTATTAAGGGGCTATATGAAAGTGCGGGATTAACACCCCCCCCAGAACATAGAATAGTATTTGTGCCGTCGCCATTTGTTGCGAGATTTGCAGGCGGATTCGCCGCTGCTATATGGTGGCAGAGAAAGAACCCTAATAATAAATTGACGACAGACGCTGCGACACGCGATGCGACAGACGATGCGACATACGCTGCGACACGCGATGCGACATACGCTGCGACAGACGCTGCGACACGCGATGCGACACACGCTGCGACACGCGATGCGACATACGCTGCGACACACGCTGCGACACGCGCTGCGACAGACGATGCGACAAGCGCTGCGACAGACGATGCGACATACGCTGCGACACGCGATGCGACACGCGATGCGACATACGCTGCGACAGACGATGCGACATACGCTGCGACACGCGATGCGACAGACGATGCGACACGCGCTGCGACATACGCTGCGACATACGCTGCGACACACGCTGCGACACGCGCTGCGACAGACGATGCGACAGACGCTGCGACACGCGCTGCGACACACGCTGCGACACGCGCTGCGACACACGCTGCGACACGCGATGCGCTTTCATCCAAAAAACCAAACAATAATTGGTTCAACTTAGATGTATCGGTTATGATTAATCTTTCCACTAAACTTGGCGTTGGTAAGTTTGGTCTTGCTTGCGCTGCTGATGCTTGGCGTATGTATCAGGGCGGTAATTTCTGGTCAGCGTGGGATTCGTTTTTGAGTTTCTTTCGTCATGTAGCTAAACTGGATATTGACTACTCAAAGTATCAATACTGGGAGATGGCTGCTAGGCATGGTGGCTATCGTATTATGCACCCTGAGTTTTGTATTGTTTCTGATAGGCCGGAGATACTTAAAGTTGATGACCGCAATAGACCGCATGGTGAAAAAGGCCCATTCTGCAAGTGGCGTGATGGAACTGCATTATATGCTTGGCATGGCACAAGGATACCTGCTGAATGGATGGATAATCCAGCATCGCTAACACCACAAATTGCTCTAACATGGCCTAACATTGAGCAGCGCAGGGCGGCTTGTGAAATAATTGGTTGGGCGCGAATACTCAAAGAGCTTAATGCTAAAACCATAGATAAAGACCCCAATCCACAGATAGGTGAGTTGCTCGAAGTGGATTTACCGGATATTGGAAAAGAACGATTCCTTCGTGTATTATGTGGTACTGGCCGCGAATTTGCCATTCCCGTAAGCCTGTATGAGTATAATACAGCTAGGGAATGCAATGCGGCTACCTACGGGTGGACTAAAGGCCAACCAATTGAGAATTTTATACCAACCATTAGAACATAGGAGACTAAAATGATTATAGTAAACGAACAACCAGTTGCGCAGGGCGATATACTTATCAGGCGCATTGATGAGATGCCATCTGAGGTAATTAAACTGAAATCACAGGATGGCAAATATGTTGTTGCTCACTCAGAAACTGGGCATCATCATGCCGTTATGGAGCGCCCTAATGTGGAGTTCTATCAGTCTAAAATTGATGAGAGTATTGCGTATCTAAAAGTGCTTGATTCGCTTGAAGACCAGATACCAGTAGAGCTTAAGCATCATCGTTCATTCGATACACATCAGTCGTTTGGATTGCCGAAAGGTACTTACGAGATACGCCGCCAGATGGAAGGCAGCTTGCGTGGATTCCAGAGAGTAGCCGACTAATGCAGCTAACCAACCTACCAGCAACACCCTTCACGCTACCAGAGCTATATCAGCATTGGGGTGTTGAGCCTAAGAAGCAATCAGTGCCATTCTCATCGCAGGTGCGTAGGGACTTGGTGAGGCATGGTTATGTTATGAAACGCCGTAATGGCAGAGAAGTATGGGAGAAGAGATGATGAGTATAGAAAGCACTGATACAGTCGTTAACGCTATATCCAGAATAACAGTGGGTGATGTTGTCTATTTATTTGGATTATGGGGCGTTGCTTCGATTATCGGTTTAGTAATAGGATTTATTATTATTAGAAGGGTTACAAAGATATGACCTACCAACCAAACCCAGATGCACCGATAGCCAGTGAGCAGCATCCAGAGTTATATGAGCGTATGTGTAAGGCTAGAGCATTTATCGAGCAGGTGTTATCCGCTTATGTAAAGGCGCGTAAAGCTAATGGGATGACGAGGCCGAAGGTAGATGAGTTTAGAGGGCTTCAGGATTTAGTGTCTGATGATGTTAATGACCAATTCCATATAGATGACCCGCAATGTTATCATACTTTAGGTGAGGGGTTTTTAATGGGTAAAAATGAACTAGAAAAATTAATCGAGGAGAATTGGAATGGCAAATAGCAACACACGCACCACACTAAGGCGCATAAGGCAGCAGAAGCGCAAGCAAGAGCTTGGCAGCAAGACGCTTACGCCAGAAGATGAGATTTATATTATCTTTGGGGTTCGTGTTCTCGAAAATCCACTTAAAAACAACGCATTTTTAGCAGGAGTTAAATAATGGCTCTAATTAAATGCCAAGCATTATCCGAGCCGTGGCATAAGTTGCGCGAGCAATCTATTGGCGCAAGTGAAGTAGCGGCTCTGTTTGGTCTATCACCATTCATGACTAGATTCGAGCTATGGGCTAAGAAGTCGGGTAAGGTAGTTGCAAAGACCGCTGATAGCCCTCGTATGTTCTGGGGTCGTAAGTTGGAGCGAGTAATAGCAGAAGGAATCGCAGAGCAAGAAGGTTGGACGCTATCAGAACCAGAGGGATATTATACCAACGACAATTGCAAAGGCATGGGCGCAACACCTGATTTCTTTGTCAGTATGCCAACCAGAGAGGGCTTGGGATGCCTAGAGATAAAGAATATAGATTACCAGCAGTTTCGCCGTGACTGGCAACCTGAGCCGCCATTTCAATATCTATTGCAGCTTCAGGCGCAACTTGCCTGCACTGGCCAGAAGTGGGGTGTGATAGGGGCTTTTGTTGGCGGCAACAGTTTTGAGCTTTATCCTTATGAGAGGCATGAGCCAACCATCGCTAAAATCGAGCAGGCGGTTAAGGAATTTTGGCAGTCAGTACATGATGGTGTTGAACCGCCGATTGATGGAGATGATTATGATATTATAAAAGACTTGCATCAGATTAAAGCTGGCAATCTTGCTGATTTAACTGGAGATAATCAACTGCCTGAGCTTTGCGCGGGCTTGATGAAGGCTAAGGAAGAATTAAAGAAGGCTGAGGCGGAAGAAAAGCGCCTTAAGGCCGAAATAATAAATAAACTTGGTGATGCGGAAGCGGCTAAGGCTACGGGGTTTTTTATTAAGTATAATCAAATAACAAAGAACATTGCAGCGAAAGAGGCGTATGTTCAGCAATATAGAACATTATCAGTAAAGGAGATGACAAATGGCTAACGAAGTAACGCTAAACCCAATGCAGGAACTCAGGCAGACGCTTGAGCGCAGGAAGAAAGATTTTGAAGATGTACTGCCGCCACAAATTCCAGTGGAGAGATTCATTCGCACTACCATTACAGCTATTCAGCTTAACCCTGATTTGATAGCAGCAGAAAGAACCTCATTGCTTGCCAGTACTATGAAGGCAGCGCAGGATGGATTGCTCTGCGATGGCCGCGAGGCCGCGCTGGTTATTTATAACAGCAAGGTTGGAGATGCTTGGGTGAAGAAAGCTCAGTATATGCCAATGGCCGAGGGCTTACTTAAGAAAGTGCGCCAGTCAGGTCAGCTTAGTAATATTAGCGTGCAGGTAGTTAAGGAAAATGATTTCTTCGACTACGAGCTTGGTGATAACGAGCGTATGGTTCACAAGCCTGCACTCAGGAATCGTGGCGCAACAATCGGGGCTTATTCTATCGCTAAACTAGCGAGTGGCGAAACTTCAAGAGAATACATGGATATCGACCAGATACAGGCCGTTAAGAAGCGCAGCAAGACCGCCACATCTGGCCCGTGGGTTACAGATGAGGATGAGATGTGCCGCAAGACAGTGTTCCGTAGGCATTATAAGAGGCTGCCAAAGAGCACCGACCTTGAGCAGATAATTGAACATGATAACGAAAACTACGAGCTTAAGGATGTTACCCCTGAGCCAGAAGTTGAATCACCAAAACCAGTAAGTAAACTGGATAGCTTTGCGCCACCCACAACTACTAAAGAAGAAATACCAGCCTATGTGCTGGCGAATGAACCCCCTGCACCAGTAGGGGAAAAGCAGGCGGTGGAGGTAAATACTCCAAGTGTTGTTGTTGCTACGGCCCCATCGCCTGCGACTGTTGCGCTTAAACACTTCCGTGATGGCAAGCCGAAGTGGGAGTACTGGGTATCTGAGGCCATTGATGCGCTGAATAAGTGCGATGATGTAGGCGCATGGCTCAAGGTGCATGATAAGCAGCTAGAGGCTCTCAAGGTAGTGAACGAGGAGTGGTATAAGCAGGTGAACGCAGTAGCGATTGAGAGGATGGGCTAGTGGAATACCTACTGAAAAGCGATGTGATGGCTAAGTTTTATTATTCTCCAGTTGCACTAGCGGATATTAGCACATTGCCTACACACACATTCCCCGACCCCTCGGATGCTGTTGATGGCGATTTAATATCCCGCAAGGGATTAAAGGATGAGATTCTTAGTCAGTATCCTGAAATAACAGTAGAATGGGATGCTGCATTTAACGCCTTGCTACGGATTATCAATTCCATGCCATCCTTACCGCCTGCACCAAGCGTGGATGATGGGAAGCCATCTGAGCCGAGAACTAATTATAGCCTTGATAGCACTGGTAAGATGACTGACTTAAGTAAGCCTGCCCCACTCAAGCTAGAAGCTGGCAAGCTGTATCGCACACGGGGCGGAAAGAAAGCATTTATCTGGTATGTATCCGGTTGGCCTGAGCGTTATGATTACGCAATACAGGGTAGCGGCATAACTAGCTGTAATGTTCACGGGCGTAATTTCAATGATGATGGACGTGACCTAGACCTCATCTCGCTCTGGGATGAGCCTGCACCCGAATCCGACACAAGCAAGCTGCTGGAGATGATTGATAAACTGGAAACGGCTTATGTAAATAACAAACCCGTAAGAACAGAGCTTCTAGACATCCTCCGCGAGATAGCCCGCTTGCTGGCTGAGAGGGGGGATAAATGACCAATGATTTACCAGATGCGGTGATTGATTTTATGGGTGTAGCCCCTAGTGGAGCGAAAATGAAGCATGGGCAAAGGAGAAGCATTCCAGCTACACCCGCCAACAAAGGCCAACGCGCAAGGACGCGGTTAAAGCTACTTAATGTAACAACTAAAGAAGGAGAATAATATGATTACACCAGAAGAACTCACAATAGCCTTGGATAATGCTAAAGCCGATATAGTCAAAAAGGCCGTGGAGAATATATCAAGCTCAATGGCAACAAGCCTTCATTGGCAAATTCAGCAAGAACTTAGCGGCGTAGTTAATGCCGCTGTAACTACAGAACTAAAAGATGATATAGAGGCTCTTCTCAAAGAGAATCGCGCCCTGATTCTTGAATCACTAAAAAATTCAATCGCTGAAGTGTCTGCTGAGCTGGGAAAGACCCTTGTAGCACAAGCTGCCAAAAATCTGACAGGCTACAATGGAACAGAAATTATCAAAAAACTATTTGGCGGCTACTAGGAGCAACCCCAATGACACACAGCTATAAATTACTGCCGATATTATTAATCCTGACTGGATGCTGTTATCAGGAGGCAGATAAAGCAGAGCAGCGCAAGATATTTATGGAGTGTTTAGATAAGGTTAAATTCGCCCCAACTAGCACCCATTATAGTGATTTAGATGAGGTAATAGATTCCTGTAAGCATGCTTCTTATATTCTCACAACTTATACAACGGTATGCAGATGACACACAGCTATTTAATAACCAATGGAGGCAACGATGAAATTTAAAATTACCATGAAAGACCCTGATGGGTTCTATGATTCCGTTCAAGATGCGGCTGAAGAATGGGCGAATCAGGTAACGGGAGTAGATGACGATGAACGCGAAAATCTAGTTGAAAGCAAGAGGGAGAAGTTAGGGGAGATACTAAAACAATGGTTCGAGTATTCAGAATATCTAGTTGTTGAAATTGATACTGATGCCAACACCATAGCCGTGGTTAAACCATGACACATACATATTCCGACATCATAAAACTGGATAGCGAGAGAACGCAGGGGGATTGGGAATTCCATGATGGAGGACGTAATAACGATTGGTCTGAAAGCTCATGGGTTCAAATTCCTGAGCATTTCGACGATAACGGCAATGACTCTGATGATGTTATTTACCTAAGGCTAACTGCCAACGCCCAATACATCGCCGCCATGCCAGATGCTGTGGGGTTGTTGAAGCGGTATAGGGAGGGGCTGGAGAAGGTAATTGCTGAAGCCATAGAGCATTGGCCTGATGCTGAGAACTGGCCTATAATTGAAGAACTGCAAACGCTACTGGAGGGATGATGACTGAATTTAACATGAAAACCGATGACTTCATTCGAGCAATCAAAAATTGGAGAGACTTGGATTTACTGGAGAAATTGATAAAGTTTTCTGGTTTTCTATTCGGCTTTACTGGCTGCGCTATAACTATAACTTTCTGGATTTTGGTATTCAGCGGCAAATTTTTTTCCCATGAAGATTTAATCTGTGTTGAGGCCAAAGCTAAAGGTTATCAACTAGAGCAATGTGAGCCAAAACCATGACCCTACGCTCGCGTGTTGATGAGTATAGAAAGCGATTTGAAAAGCCGGTTCCTATAGGCACTAAAATCCCTGAAGGAGCGAGAGCCATTCCACTTACTAAGGGTCTATATGCTATCGTTGATGAAAAGGATTATGAATATCTGAACCAATGGAATTGGAATGTTATCTCAAAAAGAAGAACCGTCTTTTATGCGACTAGGGATAGAAATCTAGGTGAGGCTCTTATGCATCGGCTTATCTTAAAAGCTCGGAAGAATCAAATAATAGACCATATTAATGGTAATGGGTTAGATAACCGTAAATGCAATCTCCGCATCTGCCTTCATTGGCAGAATGTATGCAATAGTGGTAGGGCGGCAATAAGAAATGGCACTAGAAGATTCAAGGGTGTTTATTGGAATAAGCGGTTAAAAAAATGGACTGCAGCAATAGGGGTTGAAAATAAACAATTTTGGCTTGGCACTTTTTCTACAATAATAGAGGCGGCCAGAGCTTATGACAAAGCTGCTCTTGAGTATCATGGGGAGTTTGCAAGAACTAATGAGATGATGGGATTATATGAAGCACTGGGAGAGCAAAGCGATGGAAAATAACAAACAGCAGCAGTTGGTTGAGCGTGTTACACTGGCAATTAGTGAGCATCATAGTGGAAATGCAGATGAGGCGAGGCTAATAGCCCAAGCAGCCATCTCAATCCTCCAGCCGGAATTGCAGAAGCGGGAGTGGCAGTCAATGGATACATTGCCAGAGACTCTATATAATTATGTGGATTTATGGGTTATAACTCCCAGCAGCCCACAAGGTTATAGAAAGTGCGCTTGTGGTTTTTGTGATGGTAAATGGTGGTGTGATACTGAGCAGAGAGATTTGCACGAGTATGAAACCCCTATTTATTGGAGAAAAATCACACGCCCTAAAGTAGCAGCCCTCACCGCTACGGACACTGTGCAGGGAGGCCACAACCATGACTAACCAAGTTTCGCCGGATATTGTACGTGAGTGGAAAGAACTAGAGGTACTAGAAGGTAATTCATATTGTGGCGCAAAGATGCGGCTACTTGTTGATGCCTACCTACAACTTCACGCCGAGCTTTCGCAGGTGAAGAAGTTTGAAGGCTTATATGATGACGCTATTGAAATACTAGAGCCATACTTCCGCTTCAATCCAACACTAAGCCAACAGAATGAATTATTGCCACCAAGCCTTTTAGACGCCCTGCCCGTTCTACTTGATGCGTGGAAAGAACTCCAGCAGCTAAGGGCTGAACGGGCAGGGTTGTTGGAGTGGGTGGAAAATCGGTGTAGTGATAACGAATACACAGCATACAATGCTATTAGAGACCGCCTCACCGAAACACAAAACCAAACACCAACTGAAACAGATATGGAGGAATGATGGGAAACGCTTATGAAGTATGGACTGAGAGCTGCCCCTACTGT